TTGTATCTGCTACTGCGAATTGGGGGCGTTGTTGCGAATGGGGTGGCACTAAACTTTGTTGCGTTTGTAGTGCGTTATTTATTGCGATTTACCCGTATATTTCTTTTATTTTTTCATCTCTGCATTTCTTAGCATCCTCTAAATTTTTAAATGATTTGCAGAAATATTTTTTCCCGAACATTCTTACAACGTAATATCCATTTTGGTACGATATATGTTTTTCACCTGTATTACTAACTTTTTTGTAATTTTTTTTCGTTAGAACGTTTTCTATTCCCAAATGAATGATCGCTATTTTCTTTGCACGTAACCCATTCTAAGTTATTTACGCAATTATTTTCCTTATTGAAGTCAATGTGATTTACCTCGGGTTTATTCTCAGGATTAGGTATAAAAGCTTGTGCGACCAATCTATGCACCCTCATACATTTTTGTTTTCCGTTTGTTGTCAAGCCTATACGCAAATATCCTTTTTCATTCTTTCTAGGCTTCATTAATTTACCCGTTCTGTTATTTCTTACTTCACCGTAATTACTTACAGAGTATATTCCATCAAAACCTTCAATTAATTTCCACTCAACTTTTAGATTAGAGGCATTCTCTTTTGACTTTGATATTTTATAATTTGCCATGCGTTCACTGTAAGCTCTTCTTGAAGCACGCATGATTTGCTTAAACTTACTGTAATTTCCATGGGCCTTTAAATTATTAATCATATCCTCTCTAGTTCGTACCTCTGTAATTTCCATCTTTTCCCTTTCTCCAATATTGCACTTACACCCTTATAATATCCTCGAGTCTCCCCGAGGTACTCAATTCTGAGTAAGTAGAAGTAAAAAAATGTCTCGTTAAAGAGTGGCAATATTTGGTCTTTTTAGGTACTCTTTAACTACATATATTATACCATTTTTCAATGCAGACGTGTGAAAAAAAAGGCTATTTGTTAGCCTCTTTCTTTTCTCGTTCTAAATCTTTTAAGATCAATTGTCTTACATAATCTGCCTTGTTAGGCACTGAATTTAACTTGTCTAGAATCTCTTGATTGTTCTTTGTCACGTATTTAAGGCAAACTTGACTTACATTGTTTTTTGCATACTTATTGTTCGCTCTAATTCTTGCTTCGCTATTCTTTGCCATTGTTATTACCTCTACTTTTCTTCCATACATAGTATATCATACAATGATACTCTTGTAAACAACAAATTAAAAAAGCCTATTTTACTAGGCTTGATTTCTGTTGTATGCAAATCCTGAATATTCTAGGCAATCTCTTAGTTCTTCTAGACTGTAGTTGTTTGAGATGAACTGTATGTATCTTGAAAGTAGCTGCTTTCCGCTTCTAACCCCGTTTAAGTGTAATTCCACCCCGAATACAGATACCCCGATAAACCACGCAAATGCAAATGCATCTAACTCTATGTGTTGGGCCTCGTAGCCTTCGTTTTCGCTCCCTTTATACTCTTTTAACTCCTTTTTCCAAATTTTGAGCATTTCAGGAGTAGCAATATCCGCTAATCCAACATCATTTATCGCCTGATATTGAGCACAATGTCTAACTTCATGCGCCAAGCTCAAGTAAAGATCTATTTCATCCTTGAATTTATCTAAATCCACATAGATTTTATTCTCTTTCACGATTGTTGTTGCTTTGGCAGATGGTTTTAATTGGAAACTTTCTGCTTTTCGCCCGTTTCCATAGTAGGCTTTCCCGTCTTTCTGATAAATAACTATTGGCGGTTCTATCGCCATCAAATCAGATAAGAACATAACGTAATTGTTGTAAGTGTTCATACATATATTTTACTACATAAGACTAAAAAAGGCTATAAACATATTTATCGTTTTAAACGTGTTTTTAGCCTTTTCTTTATTTACCCTAACAAATACTCGTTTCAATCTATTTTGCTCGTTAGAATCACTTCTAGACGTGTTTAAATTGATTTTAAGAAGTTTTTCTTCTTTTTCTTCGCAAGTTATAGTCTTTGTCTATCAAAATTTGAAATATTATTGTTCTATCAACTAGATATTCAATTCCATCACTATTGAAACCAACGATCTTACACCACCAGCGATTGAAAGTATAAGGTTTAGTCAATACAATTTGCACTAATTCAGTTTCATCAAATAACGTTGCCATTGCGACATCCCCTGCTCTTAAACCAATATTGCCATGGTAGTTAAACCATCCTCCGCAGGTTTCTTTAAAGTGCTCGTATTCTGTATCTCTTTTAGGCATTATACAATCCTTAAATAATTCCCATTTGAGTTAACAATGCAAATTTTACTTCTTTTGCTTCTCGTCTATCGAGTGGTTTAATATGCCACTTAACATTTTCTTTGTTGATTGTTAAGATCTGTTCAGCTTTCGCCATTCCGCACTCATGCCCTGTATCAATCATAACGTGGCAAGGTAAATCCACTCTTTTTAAATTGCTAGTAATTGGAATTACATTTACTGTTTTACTACCTTTATTCTGAATATCGTTTGAAATAACGATACATGGTCTCCTTTTGTAAAGAATCGTATTACTATATTTTGGCAAGTCACACCAATAAATGTTATTGTTTAGAATTTCCATAATGATAACCTCCTATCCTTCCCAATTTATCTTCTAAATTTCTAGTATGCTGCTGCAATCCGTATATTTTTCTATCTCTCTCAATTAAAGCTTGTTTAATTAACACCATATCATCATATGCTTCATATAATCCGTTCTCTTTCAGAGCTTTTTCTACGTTTTTAAAACTCGTCTCTACTTGATTCGTTTCTATCATCTTCTTCATTCCAATCCATCCCGTACACGTCATCTACTGCATTATCCTCATCACTCTCAATTGGAACACGTACAATTTTAGTTCCAATTCTATGAGTGAATAAAATGCAAACTGCCCAAATAGGATGTACATGAATTACCATGTATGCAGTAAATATCATTACCGCTATGTTATGAATTGCCATACTTAAATACATCATTTTGCTATTTTTTCCTTCATGTATTTTGAACTCATACTTTGAGCTTCTGCCCCTTCTTTTTCCAACGCAATATTCCAAATATCATTTAATAATGAATCAACAATATTACATGAATTACTGTTTTCTGTATCAGAAACAGTAACATTCAATTTAATTTGTACATTCGTACTTTCTTTAGGTTTATTTCGTTTCTTCAAACCCATCATACGACACTCCTCTATTTCGATACTTATACTTTCTAGCTTCATATTCAGCTTTGTTGAGATCATCAATCAATCTACCATTTTCAAGCTCCAATTCATTAATTCGTTCTGAAACAACTAAGGAATAAAGGAGCATTGAAGCTATGCCCCCTATGAAAAATCCTGCAAAGAAATAAATCATCATACCACCTTACAATTATCTAAGATTTCATGAATTGGAGTACTTGTATCAATACCTTTAAAATGTCCTTTTCCATACATTTCAAGCAAAGTACCGTAATTTGAAATACACTGCCTCATTCCACTATTTTTATATGCATTCAATAAATCATATTCCCACTGGCTCAATTTATATGGTAGCTTTTTGTATGGTTGTTTAAGCCATTTCATTATTTCATGATTACCAATACAGTGACCGTTTTTATCTTCAAAATCACATTCACTACATGGTATTGCGCAGCATTCAACAACTTTTCCTTTTGAAATAGCTAATTCATTAATACACAATTCAATGATTCTATCCTTGTAATGCTCAAGGTTAGTTTCAACATTCTCTTTAAAATTCTCATTTACTAATTCTGTAATTAAATTTATATCTTCTTTGAATCTGATCATTGCATCCATTGAATTGTCTGAACTGTAATATGCTTCTTCCATTCGATTTAACGATTCTTGATATTCTTGTTTTGTTGTCATTAAATCCACCCCAATTCATTCATCTGTTGTTGAACCGCTTTTAACTCATTTGCAGTTAAACTTTTTATTGAATTTGCCATTCCACATTCCGTATATGAATAAAAGATTTTATCTTTTAAATTAAATTGAATTATGTAACGCATAATACTTCCTTTTTCATAGAAAATACAATTGCCAAAAGCACGCTTTTTATACCCTAGCTTTTTAAACATTTCTCTAGCAGTCATCTTTATCTTCCTCCATTAACTTCTGCCCACAAAAAGGACAACGTGGATACTGTTTGTTTCCATGATACGTTGGAATAGGCACAACTCCATGCTTGCAAGTTGGACAACATAACATCAAATCTCCGCATGGGCCAAACTCAATATCTATTGGTTTCTTTGGTTTTTCTTTTTCAACTAATTCTCTAAGTGTATCCATTGAATCATATATTTCATTGTAACTAGGTAATGGATTCAAATCTTTACGTACCATATAATAAGTAAGAGTATCACCAATTTTATTTAATGCTCTTTTGTATTTATTCATATGCCTTTAATTCCTCTTTAAGCTCGTTTATAGCTTGATTAACATCTTTCAAGTCTAAATCTACGTTAGAAACTAAATCTGCCATTCTACAATTTGAATAGCCTTGTAAAGCTCCTTCTAATGTAGAGTGAAAGGAAATCTGTTTCTTGATTTCCGTTTCTACTCCGTCTTTGCTCTTTTGAATTGCATCTTGAACTAGCGTGTAGCTTTTTCCGTCGGATGTAATTCCGTATCCGTTTTTAAGATTAATCATTTTCTTTCTCCTTTAGCTTTTTAACAAATTCATCAATTCTTTATCTTCACAAATAGATTTGATATTCTCTTTCTTCTCATTAACCTTTTTTTCATACTCTTCTTTTGTGAATCTGTTTTTTTCTAATATTTCTTTTCCAGCCATTTCTCTTTCTCCAGTTTACAAGAACATCGTAATAATTTTTTAATTTTTTTGATGCTAAACTATACTCTTTGTCAATTCTATCTATCTCTGCTTGTTGTTCTTTTGTTGGATTTCCATCGCTCAATGCGTAAAGCACGTACATACTTCCATAATACTTTTCTATACATTTATCATTAAGTTCGCAAAGCTTTTTTGCTTCGTTGTACCTTAAATTACATCCTTCATTTGTTTCAAATTTTTCTGGTACGTCATCTCCAAATACTGCACAACCATATTCAGTGCCATATTCGCTTGATTGACAACGTTCAAATTTACAATTATCACACTTCATTTCTATTCCTCCACATCCTCATCCTGTGGCATTTGATAAATGTTAACATCTTCATTTAACAAATAAACTTTTTCATCCATTAAATCAATCGTGTAACTGTGTTCATAATTGATTTTTTCTTGAATTTCATATAAAACATTTATAGCTTTTTCTTTTGTTGAGTATGTTCCTAAACTAATGCTTATACCGCTTTTACCGCTTAATGTAATCACTTCATATTTGCTACCATGGTCTTCAACTGCGAAAAAGTCGCAATCCATTAAAATTTTTCCGCATTGGCTTCTAATCCACATTAATACCCCTCTTTCAATCTTTGATAATTCACTTTGTTTTTGTCACAATATGCTTTATACACATCTTCGATTGTGAATCCTAAACATAAACTTACCGCAATCAAATAGAATAATTTATTTTCATATTCTGCATTTACAATATTTGCTAACAAGCACGCTAAACCTTCTTGCTCAAAAGTATTAATTCCTTTTCCAACCATCCAATCTATATGAGTAAATCTCACATCACTAATGCTATCTGTATAAATCAACACAAAATGCCAAATATCAACCAATTCACCTAACACCTTTTCTTCATCAACTTGTGGTTGAGTCTTTTTCCACCAACACCAATTCCCTTTTAATTCGTGTGTTAACTCTCCTACTTCATCTAGGATTGCTAAACTCAACTTATCTTCATCAATCTTATCTAATCCATACTCATCCATGATTGCTTTATCGAGTTGAGATTGCATTTTTAACATTTTTATAATTAATGCGATATCTTTAATTGTCATTTGTTATCTCCTTTTATAATTCAACATTTTCAATCAATGCTCTTTTTTCGAGGATTGATAAATATAATCCCATGTACTTTTTCTGCTCCCTTAGTAATTCAAGTGGGCAATCATGCTTAGTTACTTCTTTCCCAAGCATTTCTTCAACTTCAATTTTGTTGCAGAAATTCTTCAATTTCTCATATCTGATTTTTACTTGGCGATATTCTGCTACAAATCTTTCTTTGTAATCGCTTGAACACATTAATTCAATTGTTTCTTTTAATTCCATGTTGTTTTTCTCCTTTTTTTCTTTGATTTTTCTAATCTCAATTGATGCTGGATAAACTTGCAAAGCTTTTTGCTTAATTTCAAAAGATTTTTGATTTCTTATCTTATCCATAACTTCTTTTTCTGAATCAGCTTCTACGATTTCCGATAATCGAGCGAATATATTTGATTTAAACCAATATTTCGTCATGTTTTACTCCTTTAAAACAATTGTGTTTCTACATTGGACAACATCTTTTCTTTTGCTTTGTTATAAAAATTCTTTTTAATTTCAAATCCATAACAACTTCTTTTTAATTCCGCACAAGCTCTAAGTGTTGAACAACTTCCAGCTACTGGATCAATCACCACATCGCCTTCATCTGTATAAATCTCAATCAACTGTTTCAACAGATTTACCGGCTTTTGCGTTGGATGAATCTTCGGTATATCTTTTCCATCACGTTCAAATTCAAACCAATCTTTAATCATTTTTCCAGTTCCTTTAATCGGTTTTCCATCTTCTCCAATTTGTCTACCATTTCTAAATTTAGGCAATTTGTCACGCCACAGAACCAAAGCACATTCGGTAGCACCTACAATTCGCATATTTGCTTTAAGCACTTGTGATGATGATTTCTTTACAAAGAACAATGGCTGCGTATGTTTGAAACCAAATTGTTTTGAATACTCTGTAATCTCATTCAACTGTTGCCATGAACAAAATATAATCATGCATGGTGCTTGCCCTTTTTCCTTCGGCTCTTTCTTTAATAATCGAGTACAAAAATTGAAGAAATTATAGATTTTAAAATCCTTGTCAGTATCAAAGAACTCACTATTAGCTTTCTTTGATTCTCCATTTTTATTGTCCCCCCCCACGTACCAATCACTTCTGCTACCATATGCATTTTTACCAATGTTATATGGAATATCTGCAATAATTAATTGGGCTCGTGGGATTTGGTATCTTTTAGCATTTTCAAAGTGATCGTTGAATAATTCAATCTTCACTCGCTTTTGATATTCACTCATTCTTGTTCCTCCCTTTCTGTTTTTTAAAACAACGTTTCTTGTTCATACTTTTTACCATTGCACGTGAATACATTAGATTTCTTTTCTTGAGCCTTTGATTCATCAAAATATTTAACTAACTCGTTATAATTGCTTGTGAACGTCCCATCATAAGCAACTCCATTAATTACTGTATGATAATCAAGATCAATTTCTTCATCTTCGCCTATTCTTTCAAAAACTAATGCGTGCTCGTAATCTATATAAAACTCTGCGTTAGGAAACACACGCTTTATATACTTATCCGCTTCTTTTAATTCATAGTTTTTGAAGAACGAAGCAAATCTTCCGTAAACATTATCCATATACCATTTTGCACCTCGTTAAAATAATGTACTCGTTTCTACTGCAATTCTTTTCTTTGCAATTTGACAATATTCTTTAGATATTTCATATCCGACATATTTTCTTTTATTAAGCTCTGATGCGATAGCGGTTGTTCCTGTTCCTAAGAATGGGTCAACAATCGTATCTCCCTTAACACTGAAATTTTTAACAAACCAATCGGCAATTTCATATTTCATAATTGCTCCATGTCCTTTAAAGTGTTTTTCATTAACTGAGCTATGCACAATGTTTTTGATTGACCCATAAGCTCTAAACTCCTCTGCCTGTTCATTTAAAACAAAGAAATATTCAACTGCATTACATACTGATGTAAGTATGTTTCCGTTCTCATCCTTAATCTTGTTGATACTTGGTTGAGGGTTTGTTTTCTCCCAAATTACAATTCCTTTTAACTTATCTGCGAAATATCCAATGTATTTATAAACATCTTTTTTGTTGAAATATGTTGCTTGAATATTCACGATTACATCTTTCTTGCACACTCTTAATAACTCATTCGTTACATCAACGATCATCTTGTAATAATTGTTTTTAACATCGTCATAATGAGCGTACTTATCATTTCTTACCCTGTTATATGGAGGGGATGTAATCGCAACATCAAATTGATTGTCTTTAATTTCTTTTAGTCCTTTTAAACAATCTTGATTATAGATAACCCCCCCCGTGAGATTTATCTGTTTTTCCATTTATTCACCATTCCCAACATACTCTCCAATGTAAATTTCTCCCTTGATAACATACACATTCTTGTAATTTTGCTTTGTTACCCCTAGAAAATCTTTATCAGGCTTTTTAAAAGCTAGTTTTCCATCTTTTGTACAGTATTTGTATTTGTTCATGCACCTGTTGTCGCATTTCTTTACACTGTAGGAAACTTTTCCGTCATACCTTTTCGCAATCATCTAGAAAGGCATCCCTTCCCCCAAATCATTCGTTGGATATGATTGGTAATTTACTTTATTTGTGAACGGTTCTGTTTGAGGTTGCTGCTTCTGTTGTTGCGTTTGTTGATAAGCTTGTGTTTGTGGCATTGTAGCATTGTTTAAAGCCAATTCTACGTCCATTACATACACGCTAATCTTATATACCTTCTGATTGTCTTTGTTCGTGTATGAGCTTTTCTGAAGCTTTCCGTCAACTGCAATATGTTGCCCTCTGAAACCATATTGATTAATATGTTCTGCATTTTCTCCCCACGCAGTACAATCAAAGAAAGATTTAAACTCTTGTCCGTTCTTTCCTTTTTCCTTTACTTCAATTGAGAAGTTACACAGGCTTTGCCCTGCTGCAGTTTTCTTTAAAGTGATATCACTGCCGATTTCACCCGATAAAATAACTCTGTTCATTTCTTTTCAACTCCTTTATACAAATTCAACACCTATTGAATTAGGTCTGATTCCTTCTATCATCTGATACATATGTGATTTAGAAATGAAATTCTTTCTAGCACACTCGGCAATTGAGCTATAGACTGTATCGCCTATTCTCACTTTCTTCTTATTTCTCAACCCCTGAATCTGAGCTAGTTTGATAACTCTTAGGTTTTCAATTTTCATTTCTCCGTCCCAAACGATAGAATCATTCTTTTCTATTTCCCCGACAAAAGCTTTGTAGGCTTCAAATAATACATTCAAGTATCGTTTCCCTTCTTTAAAGTTCACTACAACTCTGTATATTGATTCCGTTTCCTTTTTAGCTTTCATTTCCCTTTGTTTTCCTTTTAGATCAACAGAAACAACTCTCAAATAACTTGTAATGTAATATCTGATTCCTGTTTTACTTTCGCCGATTAGTTGAAATTGCTCGTCATCTTCGCTCGTTACTTTTCTTCTTTCTTCCTCATCCGTCTCAATAGGAAGAAGAATACATCCTTTGTAGGTTTCCTCGTTTCTCAACATCTTATGGAACTGAGCGTTTGTAATGTCCAATTCCTTCATTACATCTTTTGCGGTTACGATTCCACGTACAACTGATATATCGTTTTTATCCAACATATAATATTGCACTTGCTACCCCTCCTACTTTTTATCCGTTCATCAAATCTCCCAACATCTTCATACCTTCCTCCTTTTTTGGAGGTGCAGGCAATTGATCGTGTTTTTGATACATTTCTAAACTGATTTGACCTGAATTTAATAACTGTACTTCTTCTTCGCAAATCTCTTTGTAAGCTTGTAAAAATCTATCTCGGTAGTACTGCAAGTCTTTTTTATTACTCCACGCAATATCTCTTAACAGATAGCTACCTCCTAGTGCTTTCTGAATGTTTCTAGGCAGTTTATCGTAGTTGACCTTACTAGTATGAGGGTCGCACTTAGCGTTCCTTAAAACGATTTCCCAAGCCTCTCCAGCTTCCTTAGTTTTCCCAATTGCAGTTTTACTGATTCTCGTTTTTACTTGTGCTACATTTGGAGCAAACTCTCTTGTATCACTTTGGATGATTTGATTCACTGCTTTTGCTACTACCAAGTATTCATAATCCTTAAAAGATACTTGCCAAAGTTTTAAATAGGCTTGCGTATCTTCTTGAGTCATGTTTTTGTAGCTCATTGGGTAATTGATTCTAAGCACCTGTAAGATTCTTTCAGTTTCTTCTAATGTCAAAATGCATACCCCATTTCTTTTCTCGTCAATTGTCTTTGACCGTTGTTGTTATTCTGCAGCTTGTAGAATGTTGACCAAGTATGTACAATGCTCTGATTTACAATAGCAATCTTGGTAACATCATCTACTGCCAATTTATCTAATTCATTTAAAGATAATTTCATTGCTCTAACAGTCAAAGGTTTTCTTGCTTTAGTACGCATATCTACAAAGTCATGCAATGCATCTTGCAAATCTTTGTTTTCTGTATACTCTGCAATAACAGAATTAACACTTTCTTTTTTTATATTTTTTTCTTTATATATATCTGTATTATTAAATGTATTATTAATACTTGTATTATTATCCGTATCGTTTTTGATACTAGATGAGGTATCGTTTTTGATACTAGGGTCGTAACACTTCTGAACTGAGGTGGTATCAATTTTTATACCACTATCAATACTGAGGATTCGTTTATCAACTTCCTTTGAATTTGGCTTGTATGTCAATGTTCTATAAACATATCCTTTATTCACTAATGAGTTTACCCAACGCTTAATACTTAGGACTGATACTCCATATAGTTCTGCAAAGTATTGATTAGATGCCCAACAATATCCTTTTTCATTGCATAACGCAGTAATTTCTCCGTATAGTAGTTTTGCGTTTGGTACTAAATCTTTATCGTATCTTACGTTTGCTGGAATGATCGCATAATATGCTTTTTGTTGTTCTTCCATTCATCACACCTCCTAACATTCTGTACCTATGTACTTTGTATGAAACACATAAGCTACACTAAACGCACTCCAAACGTCCGCCTTAAATCCGTAGAAATAACCTGGATTTGATTTTGTTCCTTTTCCTTTGTTTGGAGTATCTTTAGCGAACAAATCAATCAGAGCTTGCCTAATAGTTGCGTCTGTCGCTTTCATAGAGTGACATAGAGTCATTTTTTCTTCACTTCGGTATATTAATGTTGGTTCTATGTCGAAAGCTTCAAATTGCTCTAATAAACGCCCTATAAAGTAACAAGTTTCAAATGTAGTTTGACCTACAGGCATACCGAAACTCTGTATTCCTTCAATTGCTACATAATCAATTGGATAATTTTCTGCTTTCCAATTTGAGATTTTATCTTGCAGTTCTTTATTAGGAATTTTTCCTTTATCTACAACTGCCGATAAATCGTTCTCAACTACAACAAATGCACTGTATTCATTTGCTGGGTCAATGCCTAAAATCATCTTACGCACCTCCGATTTCAAACTTAGTGACCTCGATTTTTTTCTTGGTCGCATTCATCTTGGCTTCGATACTTTCATAAGCAGTTTTGAAACGCTTTAAATCAGAATCAACTTTCGCAAGCTTAGTTCTTTCATCTGCTACTTTCTGACAAGCCAACGCTTCAAAGAATTTAATACTAGGTGCTTTCCCGTCATGTTCACGTTCCCATGTGCTGCGTTCTACATAAATAGCGTTTGTCATTTTATTTTCAATATCTGCTTTTAAGATGTTCGAGCTTTCCTGTAATCTAGCCATCATTTCACCAATTAAGAACATTTGATTTGCAAGGTTTTCGACATTCAATGCCATTTCCATTACTGCGTTTTCATCAGGAATATAAGCATCCACTAAAATTTCAAGTTGTTCTTGGATTTCTTCGTCTTTCCAATATTTAACTTTGAATGGATTGTATTTAAACAACAGTTCATTTTGACTTAGCATTATATTTCACCTCTGATTCATCAATATGTCCGTAGATGCGTTCTAAATATCTTTTGGCAATGCCTAACATTTTCTCTCTCTTTGGACTCTGGTCTAGTAGGTTATGACACCTTCTACAGACTGTAATAATGTTTTTTTCTACCCCAAGTCCTCCTTGTGCTCTTGAACAAATGTGTGCCTCAGGAAATGCGAAGGGAGAACCGCAAAAGATACACATTCTCCCGTCTCTTTCCCATACAGTATCTTTAACTGATTTAGGAATATCTGTAGCTTGGCTGCGTTTGCTTTTATACAAGACTTACACCCTCAGGTTGCGGTTCATCAGGTTGTGAATATGTTTGTGGTTGAACAGGCGCTTGCTCAACAATGTTTGTAGGTTGTTGGATTGGAGTTTCATCCAATTTCATATCCACATTCATTTCTTCCTCTGAATACATCTGTTGGAAATCGTTAGGGAATGTTTCTCTTAATGCTTGAGTGATGGCGACTTTACGAACCATTGTGGCCATTTTAGTGGCCCATTGTGAGTTAAGTTTTCCATCCTTAGTTTTTCCTGCGTATTCTTCAACAGATACTTCAATGTGTGTAGGATGAGAAATATTCTTTCTGAACACATCTGCCCATCCACCGACTACTTCTTCACGATCCTTAAGATAGAAAGCACCTTTTCGGTAAGTTAACTCACCGCTTTCGTTATTAATTACGATAATTCCAGCATCTAAACCATCAAATTCTGAATTTCTTTCGGCACGTTTCAAGAAAACATCTTTTGAAACTACCATTTGAGCTGGTGTAGTGCTTCCATACTTGATTAAGTAGCAGTCTTTAATGAATGGATTCAAGCCTTGCGATTTACACAAATTAATGAAATACACAACTTCTTGGTCTGTAATTTGACCATTTCCATTTACTAGATAATTTCTTACGATAGCTGGACTTAATTTTACTTTTTCTCCGTTGGCAGAAAATTCTACCAATTGATTGTCATTCTTTTTTGCAATATTGTTTTGTAACATAATTAACATTCTCCTTTTTCTACAATTGTCACTTTTACGTTATTTTCACGCATGAACTGATTTAAAATTGGATTAAACGCTTGTAATTTGCTCATAGGGCCTTCAAAACGGAATACGCAGTATCTTCTTGGCTCTGTCTGATTTTGAGCCTGAGGTGTTTCAAACGGAGCTTGTGTAGGTACTGCATTTTCTCTTTCCATTTGAGCTTGCTTAGACTGTTCAATTTGAGCATTTACTTTTTCTTGAAGCTTTGCTTTAGCTTCCTTGATCTCGTTGATACGTTCCGTAGCTTTGCTTAAATCCAAAGTCTTACAGAATAATTGGATAACTTGTTCTGCCTGTAATTCATCCTCAGGTAAAGAAGCTTCAATGAATGATAATTGTTCTTCGGCTTTCAAGAACTTGTTATTCAACGATTCTTCAATTTCTTTAGGTTTAACAGACTTATTTAAATATCTATCTTCAAAAACTAAATCGAATGGATATTTGTTGTTCGTCATATTTAACCACAACTCTTTAATCTGATTTTTCTTCAATTCTTTCTCTGCATTATCAATATCATTGATTCCATCACCCAATTTATCGGATGCTGCTTTGATTGTTTTCTCAACTGCCATGATATCTTTTTTATCCTGAATCCATTGTGCAAAGACATCATTTTCAACTTGCTTACGCTTATCAGATACAAGCTTTACCAAATTGTTTAAAGCAGCTCTATCTGTTTTAGCCTTCTTGTAGTTGCCTTCATCTACTACATAGTTGTAGTGCTTTAAGCCTTCTTGAATATCAGGTAATAATTCACTAGCATTTGTGTACACTTTTCCATTTTGTGCACGTACCTCTAAATTAAATTCCATATTTCCATCTCCTCTTTTTCTATATAGACAATGGGATAGGTGGTTCTACATCACCTATGAAGTACCTATCCCATTTTTCTATCATGTTTTCTTTTAGCTCGTTCATATCGTCTAAAGCTTCTTCTTTTCGATATGATCGCTCAATAATTCGTGCTTCGCCATCTACAAATCTTAGTTCTGCACAATACACAACAAAGTCAAAATCAGTAACGATTAGCCCTTCTAATGTTTGACAAAAGTAGTTATCAGGAACTCTTTCTTCTCCTTTTTTTCCCCATTTTGCTAAACTCTGAGGATTGATTATCTTAGAAGTTTTAATTTCTAAGATTCCTCTTTCTCCTGTTTCCTTGTTGTAAATCAATCCATCAGGACTGTATCTAAGAAACTCATATTCCTTAGAAACCAATGTAACGTTATCCACGTATTGAACATCTAGCTCAGGATGTTTCGCCTGAAACAACGTTCTTAAACAAGGCTCTGCGGTATTCCCGTACTCGATAGCATCATTTGTAATTTGTTGTGAGCCGAACTTTTTATCGTGCCACAACTGATTTAATGTTTTCCATGGATTCAAATTTTTGAAACAAGCTGCATCTGAGCCACCAATACCACGTCCACGCTTTTTTAACCATTCTTCATGACTTCCATACTTTTCGACACTAAACTTTTCAGTGTCTTGGTAAAGATTCATTTTTAACATCTCCTTTCTACTAATTGAATATTTCTAGTTTTTCTATATCTTCTGTTCTTACTGCGTGTGATGTTCTTCTGTTATCTTCTAAAAAGTCGTATTCATCTTGAACACCCCATGCGTATCTACTATGCAATCTGTTGATTTCTACAATGTTTTTAAATCTTTCTACTCTTCCATCTTTTAAGTAGACAAATACAGTGTGTTTTTGACCTTTTGGTGTATGATAAATTAACATTTCTTACTCCTCCTTATGTGCCATCTTACAAAGCTCTTATGTACCAATTAGCTATCACAATGAAAGCTATAGAAACTAAGAAACAGATTAACGAGAAAATGTAATTAAACTTAGCAGCTCGATTAACCATGTGAGTCTGCTTTTGACTTCTAACTAGCATTGAATACTGAGTTTCGTACTCGTTGTTAGCAAAAGAAGGAAGCGTGATACAATCACCTAACTCAACTGCTTTCTTCTTTGCGGTTGATCTAGAACCAGGCTTCTTCGTCTCTTTCTGCTTTGCAGAAGTCGTAGCAGTAGTCTTCGTAACTGTACTCATCTTGTTCTTCCTCCTCATCTTCATCAATGTATCTGTTGTCATCTAACTCTCTTAAATCATCTACATCCATCATGTTGTTCACACCTTTCTTTGAACTCAGGAAACATCCTGATAAATAACTTTGTTGGAACTTTTTTTGTATCTATCACTTTGGATAGATTGGACTTTTTGTAAGCCTCAGATTCGCATATAAGATTCAACATCTTGTATGCAGTTTTTTTAGAAACACCAAGTTTCATGATGTCTCTATATCCAAGCAACACTTTCATTCTTTTACGCATCTCCTTCCAACTTCAAATCCACACATATAAATTGTTTGAAGCATTGAAGATACGTTTACTAAATCTTCCTTAGAACATCCGTTCTTAATTAGCACATCAAAAACTTTTCCTTCCCAATGCACTGAGTCTTGGAATAATCTAATTGAATCTAATCTGTCACTTTCTAATCTTTCACTTTGTTCTGCCATTTTATTCACCCCTTCTGTTTATGTATAGCAAGTTGTTAAACTTTAAATGTGTCTTTTTTAGACACTATATGTTTAAAAAAAATAGATACCATTTCTTGAGGCGTTAACGAGTATTTATTAGATATTGCCTCCACCTCATCTTTAGTGAAACTTCTTCCATGCTTTTCATTTAATTTCATGGAAAAAGTTTGCTCAGAAATACCTAAATACTGAGATAATGTTTTTCCTGTATCATTATTTAATACCATTAATGACTTTAATTTTTTCTTATCCATTTTATCACCGCCTTTTTTGAGGTGTCTTTTTAAGACACTTATAGTATATCACTATTTTATCTTTTTGCAACATTAAATGTGTCTTTTTTAGAAATTTATTAAACTCTAAGTTGAATTGCACGATACATATTTGTTAGAATCAATATATAAGGAGGTTACGATAATTTGACAAAGGTATATGAAAATGGAAACAGGAGAAATGATTAAAAAGCTACGTATACAAAACCATTTGACACAAGAACAATTAGGAGAAAAATTAGGCGTTCAGAAATCTGCGATAGCAAAATATGAAAAAGGAAGAGTTGAAAATTTGAAAAGATCAACAATTCAAAAAATGGCAGAAATTTTTAATGTATCACCACTTGTATTTCTTGGATATGAAGTTGAAGAACGACCGAACAAACAAGATGTACGATTAAAGACCATATGTAATAAATTATCTAGCCATTATCTTCTTAACGAATTATTTGACAAAGTATGTGATTTAGCTGATAACGATATAGAATCGGTAATAATGTTTGTTGATACCATACGAAAGCAACGAGGAATTGATGAATAAAAAATCATCTGATAATTAGAGAACACACTTAAATGTATGTTTTTATCTTTTAATTATGTTCACTTTTAGTGTACTTTATGATATATTTTAGATAGGTATTTAATTTAGTACTTATAATTATAATGTATAAATGAAAGAGGTGAGGACATGAACAAATTTGAAGGTCAAGGATTAGCTTTGAAACAATTTAGAAAGGAGTGTGGCTTTACAAATCAAGAAGTTGTAGATAGAGTATGCAAATCACCTATGTGGCTATCTGATATTGAAAATGGAAAAAGGAACATATTCTTTAAAGATGCAAAAGCTCTATGTAGAATATATGGACGTACTTTAAATGAGTTATCTGAATTAGTTGATCAATATGAAAAATAGATTATAAAAATTAGAGGAGGAAACTTATCTATGAGTATTAACGAAACAGGACAAACGCTTAAATATTTCAGAAAAAGAGCAAATCTTACACAAAAAGATGTAGCTAAATCCATGTCAAAAAGTCAACAATGGGTTTCTGATACCGAGAATGGTGTGAGTACTTTGCTTTGGGATGACCTAAAAAAGATTTGCAAATTGTATAATACTACCCCGTCTGAATTTGAGCACAAAGAAAATGGTTCTATGTAGTAGAAGTAAAATTTCTTTTTTTATAAAAAAACGAGGTCATACTATGGGTAACAAATTTGAATACCAAGGACAAGCATTAAAGGAATTGAGAAACAAAGCTAATTACACAATGTTAGAGGTAGCAGAAAGAAGGGGCAAAACGAAATCATGGCTTTCAGAAATCGAAAACGGTAGAAAAAATGTATACTTTGAAGATGCTAAATGGTTGTGTAATTTGTATGGTGTCTCACTACAACACTTAGCCGATTTAATAGATCAATACCAAAAATAATAAATGATAGAGGATGATATAAATAATTTGCATTGTTTTGGTAGCACAAAACGTCCGCAACGAAACATGATAAACTTTAAGTGCCTGTAAATAGGCAACTGTATTTTCATCTCTCTCTATTTCATGGAAGGCACACTCGCTAAAGAGTGTGTTTTTCTTTTGCCAACAAAAAAAGCACTAGAAATTAATCTAGTGCATTGTCTTTATCCATAAATTTTGCGATTCCTTTATCGGCTTGAGGTAGCCAATGAGCATAAACGCTCAATACAGTGCTCAGATTGTCTCCTAAGCGCTTTGCAACGTCATATAAGCTAAAATGTGAGCTTCCATCTCTTACCATATTGCCAATCATATACGAAGCACATGAGTGTCTTAAATCGTGTATACGAATGATAGGTATTTGTTCTTCGTTATTTTCGTTTGCAAGTTTAATAGCTTCTCTCATCCTCGTTCTAACTGTCGTATTGCATACGGGTATATCTATACCGAACACAAATGATTTCTCAGGAACATCCAACATCTCTTTAAACTCTTTGTATTCATCCGATAAGAACTGGGGCATTGTGATTGTTCTATAACTGTTTGGAGTTTTTGGGGTTGTGATTTTATGTAAGTCTTTTGACCATGTCTTTTTAATTGCAATCGTATTGTTTTCTAAATCCACATCTTCCCAAGTCAACGCTAGTGTTTCACCAATTCTCATCCCCATATAAAATTGATTGTCGAATAGAAGATGATACAAAGGATTTTCAACATAAGGAATAAACAGATTGAATTGTTCCAAAGTCCAATACTTCATTTCAACTTTCTTTTCGTTTGGATTTTTAGCCAATTCTATTGGGGAACAAGGATTAGTTTCTAAATATCCTTTACGAACTGCAAATCTTAACATCTTATTGATTCTAGATAAATAGTTCTTTGCGGTTTCATATCCTACGTTATTAATCATTAATTCCATTGCACATTCTATATCGTGTGTTGTAATGGATTTTACGTTCACATCGCCTAAAATATCAATCCATCTTTCAAGCAATCTATTTTGAACTTTATAGGTGCTTTCTTTTATTCTCTTTTCTGTATATGCTGCATAAATATTAAACAATTCCTCAAGTGTGATATTCTTGTATGGGTCTTTAACATTCTCTTTGAATATGATCTCTGCTTTTACTGCATCTTTCTTTTTTAGAAAGCCACGTTTCTTGTATTGTCTATACTTTCCATTCTTCATTTTGTACGAACCATAGAAATACCACGTACCTGTTTTTTCATCTTTTTTTACTGCCATGTAATTTTCCCTCTTTCTTTAGATAACACTTAAATTTTATAAAAAACTAGTGAAAATAGGTGAAAAATAAGGCTATTTTATGCCAATATCATGCCAATAATATGTATCACACTTTATATAAAGCAATTTTCTTTTTGCTGAATGATATTTATAAGTTTCTAGCTCTTTATTTTCCTTTATTTTTTATTCATCTAGTTTACTTTATGTTCTCATATTTTCTCGTTTTTGACCACATTTTATTTAATTGAACCTAAAAAAATATTCCATGTTTTATGCCACGCACTTTATGCCATTATGCCAAAAACATAGTATTGTTTCCTTTCCTTATAACCTTATAATATATAAACAAAAAAGTCTCCCGCTTGGTAAGGAGACTCTTTTGCATAAGTTTTAGTTATCTTAGAAAGGGTGTGTTCATCCACGAAGAACACATCAATAATATAGCATATAAATTTTAAGATTTGTTAAAAAAACAAAAACCATACCTGATGTGGATGAGGTATGGAATTGTTTTGGTGACAACTTTAAAAAAGGGGAGCTTTTAGCAATTGTCACATTTTGTTGTTGTTTGCTAGTGCCACAAAGAGAAATGTTAAGATTCAATTGCACGTCTGCAATTTGCACTACACCAAAGAGAGCTTAGGCCTTTATCACTCTACTTTTCCTAGCAACATGATTATAGCATATCAGTATGAATTTTATAGAAAAAAGACCACCTTTCAAGTACTTCTAGAATGTACTCTATTCAGTGGCAGAAAAAAGCGGGTTATTTTCTTTGTAGTCGACTTGCATAAAAATAATATCAATCAGTCACGCTTGGTATGACTATAGATCAATACTAATAAATCCATATGCCTAACTTGGATTTGTACATCAAGCTAACATAGACATTATACCATATTGTGGTATTGGTCGCATTGTGCACTCTGCTAATCTATGTGCATATACTATAGCACAAAAAGCAAAGGACGTATAAATCATACGTCCTAGGAAACTCCTTCTACTCTAGTAGATGAGCTATTTTATAATTGGCTATCTCGAGCTTGCGTGATATTTAAGGAGCAACATGATTTTCATTTCCACCAATTAAATTTTCGTTCACGATAGTTCACAAGATCATAATGTATTTACAAACATATAAACCTCTTTTTTGCAGATTTTGTGCAAATATGAGTGTTTGATGTCGTATTTCTTACATTATGTACAATTATTTAAACAAATTAGCGATTTTTTCAACGATCTTTAGCAACAGTTCAATCAATTTATTGATTCCTGTCACATTGATTTTGTTTCCATTATCGTCTTTAGAATCTGTATTTGGTTCATCTTTTTTATCGTCTGTTGATTCATCTTTCTTTGGATTTGATTTATAAAAATCAATATCGTGGAAGATTATATCTTTGTCGATTGGGTTAGCTGCATACTGGTGAATAACACCTACACCAGATTGATCTGATTGAATATTACCATCATTCGTACCCCAATTTGCAATCCAAATAGGATATGTTGTTTCTACAAATGTTCCTAGCCAACTAGTACTAGTATAAACACCTGTATAATATCCCTTAGCACTCATATAGTCGCAGAATACTTTACAAGAGAAAGAACATCTTTCTTTTGTTAAGACACCAGCTTTCTTCTTGTAATTATCTGCATCCTCCATATCAAGCCATACACCTAATTGAACATTTCTGTCTTTGATTAGATTATATACATACTCTGCTTCCGCTCTAGCTTGACTATCATCTAACGCATAATCATAGCAATACACACCATAAGGAATCTTTAATTGTTCACATTTATCTGCAAAGTATTCAAATTTCTTATCAGTGTATTCTCCGTAGGAAGCACGCAAAATCACAAAGTCATATTTTGATAAATCAATATCTGAACTGTTGTGTTCTGAAATATCAATTCCGTACCCCTTAACATTCTTAGTGTAATCCGTTGTAGGTGGCTTAGAAGGCTTAGAAGGCTCTTTTTTATCTTCCTCAGTATTTGTATCAGGCGCTCTGAATTTCGCCCACATTTGGCTTCTATCCTCTGTAGCGGACACTGCAACAAAGAACTTTCTGTCTCCTTCTTTTCCAACAACGTATCTATGTCCATTTGTAACGCACTTCCAATAATAACGAATCTCATCTCCTGAATTGCATTGTCCAAATATTTCTCCACTTGGATTATCATAGTGCTTATGCACACCATCAACAATGAATGTTGCGATACCATCTTCCTGAGTTAATTCAATATCTTGTGTTTCAGGAGCACCGATTGTGGCCCACGGTTCAACACCATATGATTCACTGCCACTGACTGCTGCGAAACATCTGACTCCATTTGTATGAATCCATGAAATCCATCTATGTCCAAGTCCTACCCATTTTTCTGTATAGACTTGTTTTTCGCCCTTTACAAATGTTCCGTAAGAAGCACCTGTTGGTGTATCTCTATGAATAACGATAGCAGTATCATTGTTGAAAGTTGCCATTCCATTTTCTTTAATCAATTGAGAAGCATCATATGTAGAAGCATTAGTATAGAATTTAGGTCTTAAATATCCCCAAATAGCACCTTGATAGTTTAATGGCCATAGCATAGCTTTAGGTTTGCCTAGAACGTTCTGAGAAAGTGCTCTGCCTTCCCAATAGATAAATATATGTCCGTATCTTGCATCACCACCTACAGACACTCCCACATCACCATTTTGGGGAGCACCCGTAACAACATCAAAGTAACTTAAAACACCATTATTTGCTCGATTGAACCACCAATCTTTGGCATGGCCACGTGCAATACATGGCTTCCCTCCCCATGCCATCAATCCTTGAATTAATGAAACACATTGTCCGCCATATGGTTCTACACTTTGAACATAGTTGATGTTCATTATTTGCCCTTTATTATTAAAAACCTTATTGATAGCATAGTTATAAAACTCTTGTGGAGTTCCCATTCTTTAACCTCCTTAATTTTTATCTAGAAGAAAGTCTTGAATTTCATCTCTAGTTTCTTGGAGTTTATCTTTGTCGTTTTCAGAAAGCATATTATTGATAATTGCGATATTTGCCTTTAATGTCAAATTACCACGTTGCTTATCTTCTTCTAATCTTTCTTCATGTTCTCCTAATCTTCGAGAGTGTTCATTCAATTCTTTCTTAATCCCTTCTTGTGTGATAACTAAGCTTTCGATTGATTTTATTCTCTCATTATCTCTTGCTAACCATTCTTCGTGTTTTCTAACAGTTCCTTTTAAATCGTCATTAGGTTTCTTTAGCTCTTTAATAATCTTTACTACTCCCCAAGCGGAAGCAATGAAACCTAGAAGCCATAAAACATATTCTAAATCAATAGTGATAACTTTTCCCACTATTAGTCACCTTTGACGTTGATTTTATCAATTCCATTATCTAATTGAATCTTAACGTATTCTTCAATTTCATCAAAAGTACTTTGAACAATTTCACTAATCATTTCTTTTGTGATAATTCCATGCAATGCATCAGGTACTAGATCATAAAGCTTACTAACAACTTCTTCAAACTTCTTGCCACCTGCATTAGTTGTATCTTTGTAGTTGTCCTCTGCTTCTTTAATGTAAACAACTGCTTGGGCAGTAATTTTGGAAATCACTTCTTGAACTTCTTTTGCTTTAGTTTTAGCTTTTGTACTGAACTTAAAATATAAAGCTAATCCGCCACAAACCAAAGTAGCAGCAGTCTGTAATAAAGCTAAAAAATCTTGTACATTCATAAATTCACACCTCCAAAAATATTTCATCTCTCTCATATTTTCTGAGGTACTGTTTTATGGCATATAAATTATATAATGAAAAGAAAAGGACGTACATTATCGCCCTTTCTCTTTGTACAAAACATCAATTCCATTCATATATAGAATCTCATTCTGTTCTTTGATGATTTTATTTTGCTTATCAATAATATCTAATAAATATTGAATATACTCGAAATTACTCAAAATCAATCAACTCTTGATATTCTTCTTTAGTGATTTTATTTTTCTTATAAGCTTGTTCTACTAAGAAAATATAATTATCTTTGCTATACTTTCCGTAAATCACTCTGATTTTCTGATTATTCAAAATCCTGTACATGATTCATTTCCTCCGTTTCTTCTTCGTCAACAGGTAATTCGATACCTGCCATACAAGCAACGTATTCCGTTAGAAACTTTTGATTTGCCAATTCGTCTTTTGTAGATTGAACTTGTGAAGCTTCAAATTCTTCTCTAAGCCTACTTACGCCTAAAGAATCATCTAACTGTTGAACAGTACCTTTTTTAGTTCCTTGTCCATCTTCAACGATCAATAAATCTTCCTTGTTAATGCCTGTTGTTTCAGGCAATTCTTGTATTCTAACTCCCATTATATGTACCTCCTATTTAATTTTCATAGCTTTTATAGTGTTGAATATTACCTTTTTTGTTGTAGTAAACTGCTTTTATTTTCTTTATAACTCCATTGTCGTTGTAGAAAACCTTGGCAGTCCTTAATCGCTCTTTTCCATCAACAATCAAGTTAACTCCATTCTTAGCCAAGATGTCTACTCCGTCTTTAATTAGAATTTCTGTTTGATACAAATTTGTATTGTACGCAAGTTTAAATTGGTCAACCAATGTTTTAAAATCGCATGTAGCACTATCTGATTTAGAACCGAAGTTATCAACTACACGAACGTATAATGTATAACTTGTTTCAGGGCTTAAATTGTCTAAATGAATTTGCGTATCAGTCCCCACATTAATCCAATTTGAATTGTCTAGTGAATATTCATAGTGATCTATTGTTGCTCCTTCATTTGCAGAGAATCCATACCAAGCAAACATACCGCCATACGGTGTTAACCGTGTACATTCAATACCACCTACGTTTGGTTTTTCAAGGTTCAATGTTGTAAATGATGTACTAGCTGCTAACGAAGGTTGACCATAGTTATCGACCATTCTTACATAGAATTTATAGTTTGTATTAGGTTTCAAATCACTAAGAGTTAAGCTTGTTGCTTTACCTTGGTCTGTCCATTTTTTTTCATCATTAGATGTTTGATAAGAATAATCAGTAGCCATGTCTCCTAATGAGAATCCGCTCCAACTAACTTTTGCAGAATTGGACGTTACCGAGCTTAAAGAAACACTTCCTTTTGAAGGCGCATTAGGATATTTAGTGGTTGCAGTAAAATCGACTGTTTCACTCCAAACTCCATTGTATTTTCTTTTGAAGCGATAATATCCAGTGTATTTTGTGTTCGGCTTTAATCCTGTCCATGTATCTACAAAAGGCGTATCTGCTTTTATTACTTTATTCCAATCCGTCCATGTTTTCCCATCACGACTCCATTGGTTTTCCTCAGAATAAAACGGAACAGAAATTGTACAATACATTGTTTTGTATGTACTTCCAACATTGCTTATTGTTGCCTTGTCTGCGGTTCTATCAATATTAGGAAGCGAGATGTCTGCTATATTTGTGCTTGTAGGGCTACCTATAGCTCCTGTATATGTTCCATTAAACCAATAATGCACTTTGCTTGATGCATTACCATTAGAATCATGGTCAACAGTAAATGAACCATTTTGTAGAACATATTCCTTGTTCGTACCAGCACCACCATCTGTTAATGTAGCATGGCTACTGTAATCCGGCGCTCCTGTAACACCAGCTGACCAATCTTGTTCAACACGATAACCTGAATAGTTTGGGTTTTTATTTTCAACTAAAATCCTAGTTCTTGTATGGACTGTAGACCTATTATTTATAGCATCTTGTTCGCTCCATGCGTATACTTGGAAATACATATTGCATCTGCCACTGTATGTCCAAATCAGATGGTTTGCAAGTAATTCCCATCCTCCACCTACATAAGCCATGGATTAGTCTCCTATCTGAAAGTAGAAATATCCGTTAGGGCAATTTGTCGTGTTTGGGTCAGCGGTTCCAACTTTATAACGAATTGATTCGATATTTACTGCATGGTTTTCATCAGGCGGTATCGTTACGTTATTAACCTTGATTGTTTTAATAGGCACTAATTGATCTACAACTTCTTGTTTAATATATCCAGCATCATTTTGAAGTTCAGATACATTTTTAGGGATTTCAGTTTTCTTTGCATAAACACTAGCTAAATCTAGATTGACAATATAATCAATAGGACTAATTGTATTTCCATCTAATTTAATAGTTGTGATAGGCACTTGAATAGCAATGTTTTTTTCGTTGTCTTTGGCAATGTTTGTTCCGTTTACAGAAATTGTCTTTACGAATTGATTTAGAATTTCCATTAAATCCAATTGATTAGAAATATCGCCAATCATATTTCCCCATTTGATTTTTAAATTCGCATGATCATTGATCACTTGAATTTCTTTTCCATTGTAGATATAGAACAATCCTTTTGAATCCACATACGCATGGTCTCTACTTGGATTAGTAATATCATCTACAGAATCAACGATTTCTAGCCAAAATTCGCAATCACCATCTTTTAAAGGAAATACTACCGCCATATCTTTATTACATACTACAGGTTGCATATTATTTTCCTCCAGCTTTCATAATGTCTGCAAAACAAGATGCACAAGAAGTAATTTCTACACCTAAGAATTTTGTACAAGCTTCAATAAACTTCTTGTTAATATCCAAAGCAATATTCAATAATTCGGGGTCTCTATCCGAAGCTTGATATGCTTCAAATGCAGTGTACATAGCCATACTTAAATGTTTAACTAAACACCACTGTTCCCTATCCCCTTTGCCGCCAAAAGAATTGTATAGATAAAGCATTTGGGAACGTCTGATATTGGCATAATCATCAATTTCATCCTTTAGTGCTTCAATCTTTTCTAAATTATCAGGAATTTCTTCTTCACTAATCAATCCGTTTTCAACCTCAGAAATACGCTTTTCTAATAAGGTTTTAGCGTGTAGTTCTGCACTTGCAATTTGTGTAAAACTACGGATAATATCTTCTCCAATTCCCGAAGTGCTATATTTGTTTTCCATCTACACAACCTCCTTTTTGTATGCTTTGATAGACAATCTAGCAGACTGTTGTTTTTGTTTTCTTTTAAAGTCAATTTGTTGACTGTTCAGTTTCAATAGCGATATGGCAGACTGCCAATCTCTAGGATTTTGTTTTACATGATTTGATAGGTTTTCAATCCTTTGTTCATATCTATTCATAGATACCTCTTATCTGTTTACATGACTATATTTAAGATAATTTACTAACGTACAATCAAAATTTCCGTTTCCTGTTACTTTGATTGTTTTATATCCTGGATCTAATATTCTATTTCTCTCATCCTCTGAAAGATACCCACAAGCTTTAAGAACATCAAAATTCGAGTATTGCCCAGGCCATAGTCCATTGCCTGTAATCCACGCTCCGTTGAATTGCTGCTTGAAATATGGTGTCATGTCTATTCCTTCAATCTCAACATTAAAGTTTGTGGCAGTAGAATTATCTATTACTAGTTTAAACTCAAAACGCTCATAATAAATCAAATCCTGAGAAATTGACATTCCTATTACCGCTGGTTTAGAACTTGAGCATCCCCATCTAGGGAACTCGTACCCATAAAAATCAACTATATGGTTTCTACGTTGAATGGAATTGTATCTTCCTTTTTCTTTCAAATCATAGACACTATCAGCTAATATATTTATCGCCTTACTAACATCCATAACTAATCACTCTTTCCGTCTCTATCTGTTCTCAAGAATTTCTCTAGAGTCAATGTATCTATTTCAACTCCTGTTTTATCTATTTCTCTTTGTAGGTTCGTGATATAGAACCAATCATCTTGTTTTAGAATACGTTTCATGTATCTATTACAACTTCCTAATTGCAATAAATTGAGATCATAAATAAATCTAATTCTATCACCTACGTTTACTTCTTTAGGCAATGCTTCACAAGAAGTGTTGATAGAAAACTTTCTTCTTGCATTAATTAGTTTTCTACAGGCACAATCATATACAACCTTGGCCGCATAAATTCTATCGTTATCAGTAATGATAGTTGTTCCGTTTGTAGACTCAGGGTCAATGTTCTGTTGTACATAAACACTCTTTACTCTGAAAATACCAATGATATTTGATGTACTTATTGTTGTGGTATTGCAATACGGATAAGGTTGGTTTTGGCCAAAGAAATTAGCTCTACCATTACCAGCATCTGAAACGTACATTGCAACGTGTGATGCAGGTGTGTCACCACCTCTACCGAATATGCACCAATCGCCAAATTGAGGTGTATCAACATAATCAAAGAATTGAGAATAGCCTAATTCATCTCTGTTATACCAAATGTAATCTGCATATCCATCACCGCCAATAGCTCTCGTTGGGTCAGGATAATTTAATGTCTGCAATGCTTTTTTCCAAGCATCTACACATTGATATGGTTGCTCAGGAGGTACACCATCCATGTCGATAGATTGACCATTCCATGTGTTGATAAAATTCTGAGCGTTCCAAGGACGAGATTGTGTTTTATCCGTATCGGTTGTAGTTCCGTTATCGTCTTGTTCCCACTCAGGAATCAAACCATAAATACGTTGAGCAAATTCAATACGTTTTTGATACTGTAAATCAATAGATGTATCACCACGTTCATAATCTGCCATAAAAGCCATTACCATGTAATTCATATCGGCTTCCATGTGTGACCATTGTTGGAATGTGATGTTATATGAAGGAGTAGGAATCCAAGGCCCATTTGTAGCGTTTGTTGACCATTCTTCAATTAACTTAGCCACTTCCCCTTTTCCGTACATTGTGTAGCTTGTATACCCATGAGAGCCTAACCAATTTGTAATTCGTGTGTATGGTGTCCATTGAACCAATCCAAATCCTTTTTGAGAATCAGGAACATCACCCATTTGATACAAGTTAGGGTTTAAAGTTGATTCTACGTGACACGAACCACATAAAGCAGCAATAGCAGATTTGCTCCAAATGTCTTTTAAAGAGTGCCATAAGGCTTTAGCATTGTTTATTTCCTCTGTATCCGTCAAAAATCTTTGTTCTTTAGGAATTACCCATTTATAGTCTTTAGAGTCTTTTGTCATGTCCTCTAGACTAAATGGCGATAAATCATCAAAAGCAAATGTTCCTTCAATGAATACACCGCTTTCATATCCGACTGATTCCGTATCAATAATCGAATACTCCAATTGATTGTTAGGAGCTAATTTAGGAAAGTCTACATATTCATAATCACGCTCGTTATTTATGTTTGATCTCAAAATAACTACAGGAAACTTAGGGTTCTGTAAGCTTTTATCGTTATATACTTCTCTTAATGACAAAGAGGACATACCACTATCAGATTTATTAGCGTAAACTGTAGCTAAGTTAATAACATCCGAAAAATTGGTTTCCATTGTTGGCTCACCAATGATTCTGTAGTTTCTTCCTAACGTTGGTTTATTAGAAAGCATAACAGGTTGTTTCTTTCCAAAATATCCAACTTCAACTTGCTTATCATTTGTAAATGGAACTCTCCAATAAACAGATTGTGTCAATTCACAAGTTTTAGTAAGTGCATCCAATTTAGATTGTCTAGAATAAACATAGTCAATCTTTTCGTTATCAATCTCAGTTTCAAAATTCATCTTCCACTGAGTCGAATAATACATATCTTCACTTTCGTATACATTCTTTATAAGAGCGTTTTTAACCGCATAATTTGTTGGGACTTGTCTATATGTCCATTCGTTAATTACGTGCGTTAGAGATATGTTTAAGCCACTTACAGAGGGTTTATAGTCGGTAATCATTCCGTAGAAAACTCCACAATCCATGATTACTCGCATTTCTTTTCTTCCTGAGATTAAATCATAGTATTCGTTAGGAATTGTGATTTGCATTTCAGGTACTGTCATTAACTCGTTTGAAAAACTGATTGTACTTAAAGCCTCTCTGAATCTTTTCTTAACTTTTCCAAATTCTAATATTTCAAAGTAAGGAATCATATTTACTCCTAACTACCAATTTTGCCTTGTCCTACCCATTTACCATTTTTTCTGATTCTACTTGACCCTTGGTTTTCTTTATTCGCTTTATCAGCACTATATTTGCCAATAGTGGTCCAAGAGCCTTTAACTCTCTTTTTAAACCATCCTGTAGCTCTATCCAAAGAATAGAACACTTTACCTTTTCTTACTGCCCATGGTCTAAAATCAGGGATAACTTGTTGAATAGAATATATATTCTCGTAAGGTAATGTAGCATCTTCACCTCTTAATTCAACTTTAACGTGTGTTGTATCTGTCGGAAGTTGTAGCTTACCACTCCATTGACTATTTTGTGCTACTGTTTCCCAACCTGATGAATAAGCTAATGGCCATGTATCTGCATGAGAGAATATTACTTGATTGTAAATCTCTCTCCATGAGGCTTTATTGTTGTTAGAAACGCTAATGATCAAAATATAGTTATATCTTCCACCATACTGTACATACTTTCCGTTACCTGTATATGTACCATCATCCGTTACACCATATCCAACTAAATCTAATGTGAACGTAACACCATAATTTCCATCATCTGAAAAATTGATACCTTTTCCATACCCTTTAGCATGGGCAGCAGCAAGTGGGAATCCAAAGTCTGCGGTATCACCTGGATTTCCACCTAATACTACGTTTGCGTATGGCCCTGTGTTATCGTAAGCTCCGTGAAAGTTTTGCCATGCCATTAAACACCACCAGCCAAATCATTCTCAGAACTTCCGTTATTAGTACGGATGTATGAATTTCCATCAGGAGTACCACCAAAGATATTGATATTACCTGTAGCAATGCTTCTTCCGTCATTGAATTTTCCTTCAAATACAGTATCTCCTGTTTGTTTCCATGCTCCACTGTTTTTAAGATTTGTAAGAATCTTTTCAACCGCACTGTACATATCTCCAATGCTGCCTTCAAGTTTTCCGACCTTATTTTGTAAATCTCTGATAGCATTCCAAATCTTTTGGATTTCTGCCCATAGCTTTTCGATTTCTTCCCATTGTCCACAATCAGAACAAATCATTACATCCATGATACTGATTAAATTCTTTTCCAAATCTTTGATAGCTTCTTTTACATCACAAACATCATATGTATCAATCTTTTCTAACAACCCCCCTAATAAGCAATCGTTCATATCGTGCATATCTGTACAGTTGTTATGGCCCTTATTTTCAAACCCTTGATTTGCTTTAAGATTTGCACAAATAGCATCTGTTACACCTTTTTGAATGAAATTACTGCTTGTAGCTTTCAAAGAATCGCAAGCAGAACAAACATCTTTATTCATTTATGTGTACCTCCTAATCTCTACAGATAACGAAGTTTACCTTGTTATCATTTACAAAACGAGTGTGTAGAGATATTTCATCATCTTCTATCCAATCAACATAAATAGAAAGGAACTGCAACCAATTCGTTGTTTCTCCAGCTTTTACTGTTCCACTCATGCTTAATTCCACTGTTTTGTTAATATCTTCCTCAAATGAAGCGTTTGTTGTTTTTTGATATACCAACGATCCACTCTTGTTAGGAACACGAATTGAAACATTAGGAGCTGAATCAGCTTGAACTCCCGTCATTTTATAAGAGTGGTGTTTCAATGTAACACTGTTGAATTTGTATGTAGCACTCTTATCTTTGTTAGGCTTCATACAGAAATCTACTTTTCCTGTAATAACTCCGTCAGCTACTTTCTCGTAATCGCTAGTGTGAATCCAATCTGAATATCTGAATGTGAAATTACCTTGTCTGTCAATTTCAACACTCAATCCAGGTGTGGACTGTTGAATAGTGTATTGTGTTTCGATTGCCAAATTTTGAAGTTGAAGATTATACAACTGGTCTTGCAATCCACACATCCAACAAATCATAGCTGCTTTCATGTTGTAATCATTGTTAGCGTATTGGCTCATAAACAATTTCCAATCACACAAATCAAATCCATCTAGAACGTCATATAAGCCTTTTGTAAGGCAATCGTTGGCATTTTCCATGTCTGTACACGTATTATTACCATTATCAGGATTTAAGCCTGTATCGTCTCCTAAAGACGTACAGATTGAATCTGTGACACCATTTTGGATAAACTCTGCACTGCTATCTTTTAACTTTCCACAAGCAGTGCAATAACTTTTTACATTTGCCACTGCAAGCCTCCTTAATTTGTAAGTTCATCAACATCTATATATACACAAGCCATCTTACAACATGAGCCTGTGACCACTAATCTATTCATTCCATGATGTACTGTGAACCCAAATTCATCTTCGATCACTAGATTATCTAAATCTACTTCCTCTGATGCACAACATCCATCCGCAGTAAAGTATAAGTTCCAACTTGAATCAAGTGTTAAAATTCCATCATATTCACCTAAAATCATCATTTTGTTTCCGTTGATTTCAATTTCAGGGTTTTGGAATTTACCATCTAGAATCAATTTTACCTTATCGGTATCTAATACTGTTCCACTGTAGAATCTTCCAGCAATTGACTCAACACAATAATCTTTTTTACAGATTTTGTTCTTAATCAAATCATCACCGAAAATTTGTTCACCTTTGATGCAATCATAGACAATCTTGTATGAATTGCCACAATTCATAAAATCTTCCAACGCTTTAGTTCCCATTACACATAAAGATGTTTCCTCTGTAATGTCTCCACAATCGCATAAACACGAATTGCAAGTTTCCATATCAGGAGGGCAAGTAACACAACACGATAAACATTCTTGAGCATCTCTGAAATCCTCACAATCAAGGATATTACATACAGAATAAGGAACTAAGAATGTTTTCTTTGTGTCTGCAATATGCCATACACCTTCCCAAAGCTTAAAATCAATATCCATTGATAGATAGCCTTGGTATTTTTTGTAATCTTCACTAAATCCTGTGACATAGGCCCATGCCCAAATCAATTTGTTATCTTGAATTGCCCATAACCTTCCAGGTTTAAGCAAATTCAAATTGAAATAGTCACGTAGGAATCTTCTATCTTCATCATGAAAATGTTCATAATTAAAATTCAATGTTAAGGACAAATCACCTTCCGTAAGAAACTGTTGATTCTTTTGGAAAGCAACATAACTACCATGTCCGTAACTATATTCTTGCGTTGCAGTCTTTGTGTCTTGCTTTAGAGAGGCAGAGGAAATCTCCTCCGCACTGTCTATTACAAGATCATTGAACTGAACGTATGTTTTTAATGGGTTTAAGTTATAACAAGTCATTATGCCAAACCTCTCAAGCATCTACCTACTTTGATAGCCTGCCTTCTTTCGTTTCCTTCGTTGAAAGCGATACTGTTGTTCGTAACACGATTATCGTTATTGTTGATAGTCACGCTCTTATTAACAACACTTCCAACATGAGAACCATATCTAGTAGACAATTCTTTGAACGCACCTTTTAAATCCATGTTATTTACTTTATCCATGAAGCTTTGACCTGCGTTCTTAACTGCACTACGTTTCATTACATACTCACCAGGAGTCAACATAGCAGGAACTGTATCTGTTCCACTAGGCTTCATGACAATTGGTTGTCCACCTTTTTTCAAGTAAACTGGGCCACCTTTAGCAAACTTCATATTGTTTCCTTTTGATTCATTACCTCTGTTTACTGTAGGAGTCGTTGTACCGTCTGTATTAATGCTTCCTGATTGATTGTTGAACGCATTTTTAAATGCACTTCCTAAGTATTGTCCTAAATCGGTGAATCGTGTTGAATATCCATACATCATAGTAATCTGATTAGAGATTGAACTAGACATATTAGAGATACCTTCACTGAATCCACTCACAACATCTTTTCCAAACTTCTTACCTACGGATTTGAAGCTTTTCTTCTTCAATGAAGCTTTAGCATTATCAATCTTAGTTCCAAATGAACCTTCAATATCAATACTTTTGAAACCTTCAATAATTCCGTTGGCCATATCTGTACCTGAGGTATTAAATTCAGACTTCATGTTAGATAACGTTGTGGCCATGTTGTGGAAGGAAGTAACGATTGAGTTTACTTCTGTAACAACATCTGTAGTAGCTTCTCCAACCTTCAATCCTTTAACATTGTTTAGGAACGTTTGAATACCTGTTGTGACTTCTCCAATCTTAACGAAATCTAGATTTAATCCAACGATAGAATTTAAGCTTTCACACGTTTTTTTCAACTTAGAAACAGTTTTATTAACTGTGTCCATATTCTCTAGATTTTCTGTTAAGCCTTTATTGGTTGCCATTTCATTCACTGCATTTCCAATACTCTTAATATTGGCTCTCAGTGTTTCAAAGTCGAAATCAGTTGAATACACGTTCAAAGTTCCAAACTTGAGGATTATATCACCTAAAGTTGTAATCGCCTTTAGTGCGTTATTAAATAGCTTAGAATCAGGCATTTGTCTCAAGTTGTAAGACAACATATTCTTGTCTTTTCCCGTTCCAACACCAGCTGCAGAAATATATCCAATCGCTTGAGAAATACTAGTGATTGTCTTTTTAATATCATCTGCATTTGGTAAAGGATTGTTTGTGATGGTTGCTTGCAAGTTTCCAAATTCAGGAACAATCTGTTCCAAAATCTTCAATGTATCTAGGAACTCTTGAGCATTTGTAGAGTTTAAATTAGATTTAATACTCTTTGTAACATCAGGGAATACAATTTTTTTCATTTCACTAACAACACTAGCGACATTCTTTAAAATGCTTGTACAATTCTCAACGTTAATTGAACTTCCATTGATACTAGACATCTTAGAAAGGCTAGAAGCCATTGTTGTATAGTTCTTAACAATACTGTTTGCATCCGCAATGTTTGTTGCACTTGAAGTACTAACTGTAGGAAACTCAAAATCATTAATATTCTTGATTACATCTTGAATATCTTTGAATTGATCGTTGAAAGAACTGCTATCAATACTCATTCCTTGCACTTTTGAAATTGATTCTCCAATAGTAACAAGTTTCTTTAGAATCCTAGTAATATTCCAAGTCTCCATATTTTTCCATAAAGACTCAGAACTTTTAATAACTTGACTCCACCAAGAAGAATATGTTCCTCCACCTTCAAACATATCTATGACATCCATAATTCCTTGGATTTTCTTTTTAAGTCCTTTTGTGTTTGAAGGAACATTCTTATCGACTTCTTGCATAGCCTTAGCACAAGCAATCAACGTACCAGCTAGTCCTGTTGTCGTTATCATTCCTAGCGCTTGGGCCAATGTAGTGATTCCACCCGTTAGGACACCAGCACCGCCTTGAATACCTGTAATAAGTGTCATAGAGCCAATGCACTCAAATAAGCCTAATAACTTATCGTTGAATGTGTCGAATCCATCAGGCATAGTCTTATCTAGCTCTTGCATAGCTTTTGCAAATAGCCATAAAGCTCCGCCTTGACCAATCATCATTGCCAATCCTGTTAAGGCATTGTTCATCTCTAATACTTTTGAAACTGCTGCATTAAGTGTGTTAGCTCCCATCATCAATCCCATTACAGAGAATAGATTTGTTAATCGCATAGGTAATGTTGTAATGTCATTTGGAACATTCTTTTCAATTTCCTTTATAGCTTTGCAATAAAGAATAATTGTTCCTGCCCCACCAGCTATGATAGCTAATGAAGATAATTTATTTTTAAATCCTTCTACATCAAAAGTTTTTGGTGTGCCTACCGCAGTAGTAATCTCATCTGAACTCTTGAATGCATCTTTAATAGAACTAAATTTACTTCCTAATTTTCCTGGGAATGGAATATTGAAACTTTTTCCTTTGAATTTTGAAGAAATGTTTACTAAATCTCCTAAAAGGCTAATTCCACCGCTTCCAAGTTTCATTAACTTACCAGCATACTTTAATCCAATTCCAATTTGGATGTAGTCTGATACGAAACGTCCTAATCCTTTAGAAAAGCTTCCGTCTCCCATTTCAGTGATTTTATCTTTTGCAAAATTATATAGACCACTAACAAGAGGTTTGAAGAAATCAATTGCTCCTTTGAAATCATCTAATCCTTGTTTAAATCCACCAACAAAATCTTTGAAACTAAACGTTTTTAAAACGCTCAATAATTCAGAGAACTTCGTTTTAATGAAGTCTATGCCTTCGCCAATTTCTTTTTTATGGCTTCTAATGAAGTTTGCTCCTATATCTCCTAAGCCTTCAACTTTTTGAGAAAGTTTATAGATATTTCCGTAAATTGTAGCTCCTGTTAATTCCGTTGAAACCTCATCTAATGCACCTAACCACTTTTCTTCGGCTTTACTAAATTTCTTAGGGATTAAGTCAAGACCGTTTGAGATTGTGGCTACAGATGATTTAACCATAGTTGCCAACGAATTTAGGCCACCACCACCTTTTTCATCCAATTCAATCAGAGCATCTTCAAATTGTTGTAATGAAATAGTTGGATTTGAACCTGTAAATGCTTCTCTAAACTCTGCAAATGACATATTAAATTTCTTTGCAATAGCAGTTAAGGCTGGTGTCATACCTGCATCTTCCATTGATCTCAATGTACGAGCATCCATTTTAGAACCCATGATTTGAGAATACTGAGTAACCGCATTGTTTACCCCCTCAGAATCACCACCGAATGTCAAAATGGAATCATTAATTGCCGAGAATAGCTTTTGAGACCTATCTAAATCATGATTGATTGAAGTAAATCTCGTAACATGGCTTAGAGCGTCATCTAAAGTGGTTGGTAGGCCCAAAATGCTTTCATCTAGGTTATCAATCATCTTTTGGATTTTCGTTGTAGAATCGTCTACATCACCTACTACAGTGGACAATGTTCTTTTCGCAACTTTGATTGTATCGTATCTTTTAACACCGTTTGAAAATGCTTCGCCAATTGCGTTTTGTGCACCTGAAGCCAATCTATACAAACTAGAATATCCAACATATTGTGCTAAGAATCGTCCAATATCTCCTATTGGATTGTTTTGGAAATTCTTAGCAATATTCAACATACTAGAGCCTAGATTTGACATTTTATTTCCGACATCAAATGTAATCTTACTAGCAGTTTTCAAAGCTTTAGCAGCTTGTTGAAGATTGTTTAGTTTATTCAAGCTATCTTGATAGCCGATAACTTGTGACTCAATATCTGCTTTTGTGTTTCTTACATCATTCTCTTTTTCAATTGTTTCATCTAGCTTTTTATTTGTATCTTCTAACTTAGAAGAATCAGCTTCTAATTTGATTTTTTCTTTATCTAAATCTGCGATTGAATCATCAATCTCATCAACCAATTTTTGAGCATCATTTAATTCACTGATGTTAGCTTCAATCTTTATCTTCTCTTTGTTAAGATTGTTAATTTTCTTTTGTACTTCATCAATTTCAATGCCAACCTCTCGCATATCATATTTGAGAGCTTCACGTGCACTGTATAGGTCTTTAAGTTTAACGCTTTTATCGTTTTCACCTAGTGTCATGTCGTTAATAACATCATGAATTTCGTTGGCATTAGCTTTTAAATCAATATCAATAGAAAGCTTTTTATTACTCAAGGCTAATAACTCTTTTTTAAGCTCACTAATATCATCTTTAATATCCAATAATTGATTCTTGAAATTAGCTAGATTATCTAAATCTACTTTCATAGCAAGCTTTTGTCTTTCTAAAGCTTCCTTTTCTTTTTTGATTTCTTCTAATCTTGCCTTAATTCTTTCTAATTCTTGGGTGTTAGCATCAAATTTGAGTTTTACCTTTTCAATTTCTTTTAACTCTTTTTCGAGTTGTTTTATTCTTGCTTCGGCATCCTTAATGTCAAGGACTAACCTAGCACCGACTTCACGTACTGACATCTTCGGACTCCTTCGCTAAATCTGTTTTCTGCATGAAATGAACAGCATATCTGTCAATCTGAGGTATTTTCTTTTTAGAATTTTTATTTGCCTCGTTAATTTCATTCCATGTTTTATCGCTTTGTAGATTTGCGTAGTACCCAAAGGCTACAACTAATTCAGAAACACCCCAATGGTCTAATATCTCATTGGGGCGTATTTTTAGAATTTTACCGACATAATGAGCCATGGTTGAATAAAGATTTAGTTCTGCAACATAAGACTTTGCTTTTTTTACTGAATCCTTTTTATCATCCCCCTTATCAATTATTTGATAAAAACTGTTTCTACCTCATTAAATAATTCAGGATATTTGATAATTAGGCTAATCATGCAAGTTAAAACTGAATATTGCATCATGTGATCTTCATAAAATTCATCTAATCCTAAGAAAATTGCAACAACTTTATAAAGTCCATCAACTAAATTTGTAGAGGATTGAGCGTATAAATGGAAAATCTGTTCGTTTGCTTCATTCATATACGCTTCATAAATCTGAACCATAGTTTTGCTCACTTCTTCATCATCTGTGTCTGTTGTAACGATTCCATCTTTTCCTTCAATGAATTTGTGACCATAGTATTCCTCGATTTCTTGGAATTTTTCTTTATATGGGTCTAGGATTTGTTCTGCATCCAATAGCAATGGTTTTACTTCGATTAAAGCTTCTACCATCTTCATATCTTGTCTAGGAGATAATGTTAGATTTTCAAACTTCTTATCGAACATAACATATTGCCCTACTCTTTTAGCATTCTCAGGAACATCAATTTTATGTTCTTCGATTTCTTTTTCAGTGAATCTAAAACTCACTTCAATATCAATTGTTTTAACATCTGTCTTATTTGCATCACCAACAACTGCAATTTCACCACCATTGCCATAGACTGCGTGAGGAGTATCATCCTCACGAGCTACTTTTAACTTTTCAATCATGGCATTTAACTGTGTTGGTTCTAAAATCTTTTGTTCTTCCATCTCATTTGCCTCTCAATTTCTATAAATTAGCGTTAGCTTTGTTTACTACATAAACTTCATACCAGTTTCCACGAGTATCTTTCTTGAACGCTAAACTAAATTCAAACGCTCCGTCATCAGGGATACCCATTGGGAATGAAGTGATTTTTGCATTGTGGTAAGTAAATACTTCCGCAGTTTCATCACTTCTATAACGAGTGATTGTAACTTTTGCTCTCTTATTCTTTAAGCTATCGTTGTTTGCTACATAGTGTTGCAATACATCAACAGTCATTGGATAAGAAATCTTTAATGTTTTACCTACTAAATTTTTGTTGAAGTAAATCTTTGACCCCTCAATATCTAAACTTGGATTGATTTTACTGTTCAATACTTGGTATTGAGACTCATCTAAATTAGCCAACAATGGAGTGTTAATTCGGTTCAATGTAGAATCTGTGATATTACATTGGTCGCTCAATGCTGCATAGATAAATCCACATTCTTCAACAAAGTGGTCTGCAATATGGATTGAACCATATTCAGAATGTTCTTTATCTGTTTCAATAACCACTTCCTGAGTACGCATCATAAAGCCTTGAGATTTATCTCCCTTGCCAATGAATGGGTTCATAGTTAAGTAGTTAGATGTTAATTGAGTACCTGTAAATGAACGCTCAATAGAAGCGGAATCATCATCATAAGAATCGTCAAAGCAACTTGTATCTACAGGGTCTACAGTATCATCACCATCAAATCCTGATAAGCAGCTTACTTTAATGTCATTGTTAGAATCTAAGTCTGCAAATTCTTCAAAGAAACTGATTGAAGAAAGACCAATCAAGATACTATCTGCTGATTTATCTGTTAACGCTACTTCAATGCTTAAACGGACACCTGATGTACTTGCTTCCCATCCTTTTCCTACTACATTTGTAGGAACTGTTGATAAGTCAATCTGTACAGGGTAGAATCCTTCTTTATCTGCTTTTAAAGTGCTTGTATACTCATCTGCATTTGTCATTTCATGATCTAAAACATCTGAAATCTTTGTTGTGATTGTGTAAGTACCTGCTTGAGGAACATTCACGTAGTAGTAAACAACACCTGCCGCAAAGTCTAATGCATTTTTCAACGCTTTAAATACCGCACCGCTTGTGTGTACTTTGTTTCCTTCCCCAGTTTCTGCATCAGTTTCTTTAGAAGTAATGAACAATGTACCTGTATTCTTACATCCAAATGATTCGCAAACGTTGATTAAATCAGGTGCAATAGTACGTGATGTATAAGCACTAGCAGTACCTGCAATCTTTTCAAATTTACGAGTATTGATTTTTAAACAAGAATCAATATCACTCATGATAGTAATATCAATTTCTTGAGTTTTAGTTAATTTAGAGACACTTAATTTGTCGCTAATAATTTTGTTAATGTTGCAGTTAGACATTATTTTTGCCCTCCCATTGTAGCTTTTAGTACACGCTCCATAGCACGCTCTGCTTTAGCACCGCCTAATTGATTTAAAGCGTTTAGTTTGCGTGAAACAAATGCTTGAACATCTACTTTCTGTTCAGGAGTCTTTTTAGCTTTTGAAACTTTTTCTTCCATTTTTAATCTCCTTTATTTAACTTTTGCATCAAATCTAGATACCGCTCTAGCAACAAAATCATTTGCCTTTCTAGGTGGCATCTTAATTTTGTGTGCAAAGTGTTTCTTTCCCATTTCATCTACCCAAACGAATGGCCTTCCGTTTTTACGCACTAACGTATAAACTCGTTTCGTTCCATTCTGTACCATTGGGGAGTAATCAACATGAGAAGGGTTTCTAGAATCTTTTTCTAGTTTGTCTGCATCTACACCGATTAGATATTCGGTATTAGATACTTTTTCTTTCGTGATTGAATCCTTTAAAGCACCTGGCCTATATTCATTCCATGGCATACTCGTCATTTCTTGAGCATAGAATCTACTCCCTCTTGGGGCTTCATCTCGCATAGTTTCTTCTAATTCACTAGCCAATCCTTCAAAATCTTCTTCACACGCTTCTATAACATCTTCTAAGAGGCCTTTTAGCATTTCCTACACCTCGATAAAGGGGTAATAAAGCTTGCCTCCATAGACGTATTTAAAGCCTTTTAGGAATACACCGTCTTCATACGATACTTCCTCAACTTTGTTCATAAGGAATATTTTTACTAGGCCACTAGGCAAACACATACGTTTTGAATAATCATAAGATGTGTTTGATTTGGCTTTCGCACCGCATACAGGGCATCCGTTTTTCTTTGTGGAACTTTTCATTCCAATATATTTAATTCTCATACTACTGCACCAACCCATGTGTCTTTTGAATTACATACTGACAAGATACCTAACTGCTCTGAATACGCTTTTGTAATATGTTCACGAACATACACACTAATTGAAATCTGAGCATCAGAATTTTCTTCTGAGATAAGAACATCACTACCATCTGTTTCTTCACAAGTGCTACAACCACATTCGCATCTATTCATTGCGATAACAAATTGTAGAAAGTCGCAGAATACAGGCAATAGACATTCAGGTATCGTTTCATATCCAGCTACATAACTGACAACGATCTTAGATAATTCATCACATCCACAATTGCACACATCTTTGTAGTCGATATTAGATAAATCAACGTACACGATACTGTCGTATGGGTTATAAGAAAAATCTTTATCGACTTCTAATTTGTGAGTAGTAAATGTAATTCTTTCTCTAGTGATAACAGATACTTCAATCGTTGTTGGGTCAATCATTGGATAGAATAGCGGTATGCGTACAATCCCTGAATCGCATCCACATTTCTTAAATTCACCAACATCAAAGACTTCCTCTCTTTGAGATGAGAGGAAAGTCTCGCATGGATGGTTTTTCCAACAAGTGATGGTACTAATTAAATCAATTAGTTCTCCAACATTCTTTTCAAGCTTATCTGCTTCTAAATCGCTTTCCTTTATGCACGAACAATAATTTTTCAATTGTTCGACAATTTTTTCGTACATTATTCACCAATGTTGATTGGTACGATAGTTGTTGGTTTTAATACAAGGTCTAATCCGTTTAATGTATCTCCTAATGTAGCTGCTGACATTGGGATACCTTGGATTACCATTAATCGGTTTGCATCAGTTCCAAATGCACATCCAAAGTTGTAGTAGTAATCACATTGAGTACCGCATCCTTCAGATGGTTTATCTGTAGCACCGAATGTATGACGTTGGAATTTTTCAGATGGTTGGAAAGTAGTTCCCATTACCAAACCTACTGTATTTCCTTCTAATACCCATACATCACCTGTACCTTTTGTAATGTCACATGGAACTAATTTATCTGCGATAAATCCATGTTCTTTAAATGCGACTTCGCCTGTTTCTTTATTGCGAGTCCATCCATCAGGATATTCTCCGTTGAATTTACCTGGAACAATAACAGATTTGATACCTTCAAGTACCAATGGGTGACAAGCGAATTTGTAATCGCCATCTCCTAAAGCTGCCAAACGTAAACCAACTGAATCAAACGCAGATAATACGTTTGTACCTGCAATTTTGATAACTGCTTTATTTTCCATTACTTCCAATAATCCATGGAATGGTTTCAATGTAGGAGTACCTGTAGACATTGTCCCTAAGATTACGTTAATAGCAGTGAAGTATGCCATTGAAATTAAATCCATACGTTTCTGAGCTTCTTTAGTAGTTTCTCCTTCACGTTGGAAGTAGCAAACCATGTCATTAGCTTTGATTTTACGTGTTTCATTTACCAAGCTATCCATAATAGGTTCGCAGCTCTTTAAACACAATAATGCTAATGGTGCATTGCTACCGCATTTAGCTAAATCTAATGGAACCCAGCAACATTCACCTTGTGTTGATTTAGGTTCTGTTGTTCCGTATGTGAATGGCAACTGAATATAGAATTTGCCATCTTCTTTTTTTGTAACGCTCCATGCTCCTCGGTTCATAGCACCTTGCATCTTACGTGAAGCTGGTGTGTTCATTAACCAAGAAACTAATGGGAACACGTTTTGAAATGGATTGGCTGGTGAGTTATCTGAATAATCAGTACCGATACCAACTGTTCCTACATTTGATTTAGCAGCATTTGCTGCTAAATTCTGTCTTGCTTTTTCATAATCAATATAAGCTCTTGAGAATGATGTTAAATCCTCGATATTAGAACTTAGACGTTCTACCATTCCTGGTGTAACTGCCATTTTCTCTAATAATGTGTTATCAGGATTTGTAAATAATAAATCTAACATGGTTTACCTCCTATCCCCACATATCCCCGCTAACTTTAGAAGTTGAAGCTAATTTTTCTTCTTTCTTTTCTTTATCGTTAGCTTGTCCTGAGATCAAACTAGACAATCTGTCTAATGTACTTTCTGCTTTCTTTTCAAATTCTGTTTTTTCTTTCTTAGAATTTTTTAATTTTTCTTTTAATTCAGCATTTTCTTGTTCTGATGCTTCAACTTTTGCACTTAAAGCTTCAAAAGCATCCATAAATTTGTTGATTTTTTCCATGTCGTCATTAGACATTTCAACAGTTTCTAATGTTTCTTCGCCTTTTTTAGCTTCTTCTTTGTTTTCTGTTCCTTCTGCTTTGCTTTCAGGTTCTTTATCTTCTTTAGAAGATTCTTTTTCTTCTTTTTCTTCCTCTTTGTTTTCTAAAGCTTCGTTCTTCTTTTCTTCTTTATTTTCAGAACTCAACTTTAAAATCTTTTCCCATAGGTTCATTTCTGAGTCTCCTTTACTGTTTAAATTTTCGCCTGTACTGTTTACATTGGCTGGATTTGCAACAACTGAGAAACCAGAAATCTCGATTTCGTTGTAGAATGGTGCATTAAATTTAAATGACGATTCAAAATCGAGTGTCCCTCTCAGTTCTGCACTAATACTCAATGGTATTTCTTGTTTCAATAAATCTTGCACTATGTGCAATTCCCTGTTTAGTTTGACGTTTACATCAAGGCCTTTTCTTCCATCCCCAATATCGACAACCGTTAAATCATCTTTAGTCCATGTACCTAAGTTTAAAGGGAGTGATGTAATGTCAATGTGAGCTAAGTTGATATATCCTACATAATCAGAACTCAAGCTATCGTAGAACGCTTGTACTGCCCCTTTTTTGATGTATAGGCGAATATCATCTCCACCCTCATATGTTATTGCCCCCTCGTCAATAAGACGTGTAGGCTTGTTTTCTACGTACCCTGATGATAGGTTCACACTGACATAATGGTTTTCTTTATCTACGCTCGATAAAGTGATTGCATTGTCGTAAAATGCTTTTCCTTTTTTTCTACGATCAAGGCTATCTTTAATGCTTGCTACATATGTTGGAACTCTTTTCTTTTGTGGCATTATTTCTTAGTCTCCGTTTCTACTACGATTACGGGCTTATAGAATAATTTCTGAATCCTTCCACCACATGAATTACATTTCTTGACTTCGTATGGAATCTTTGCTCCTTTTAAGATTTCTTCCATTGTGGAATCGTATCTCTTTTGGATAGTTTTGTTTCTAAGTGCTTCTAACAAAACTTTATCTTCGGGAATCTTGTATTTCTTCTTAGGTTCTAGAACTACATATCCGTATAGCAAAGTACCGCTATTTAATTTTGAATAAACGTCAATTTGCGTTTTTTCTTCAATTACATCAAGAAGTTTCAAATACTGTTTTGCGTTCTTTGCTGCTTCTTCCAATACGAACTCATGTCTACCATTTTGCTTTAAGAAAGCATTTCTTTCTTCTAGGGAATCGAACCAAGTAACACCGTTAATAGTTTGTACGTTGTTTTGCATGGTCTCTCCTTCTAAGCATCATGGCATTGATCGTCTGTATACTTTGTTTCTGTTTGTTCTGAGCGTTCTACTTTTGCTACATTGCAGAATAAGAATGAAGTATAAGTTGTTACTGTTTTTTGAGGTTCTTCGCTTGTTGTCGTAATAACTGGCCATTCAAATCCAATAGCTCCGTCTTGGTCATTCAATTTGTTATGCCAAGCAGTGTTAAAAGCAGTCGCATCTTTTCCTGTTAAAGTGATAGGGCCTCCGTACCCTTCTTTAAAAGTGATTTTTACAGTGAAACTACGTTTAATTGACATTTATGTATCTCCTTTCGTTGCTTTGCATATAAAAAGGCAATACCTCGAAATATGCAAAAATCTATATAGACAGTGAAAACTGTTTATACCTTTTGTTTATTTCCAAATATTGCCTTGTTTTTTTCTACTTTTTACTTCTAATTAAAACTCTAATGTATCTTCTACTTGTTCTGTTGGGTTATTACCAATCAATTTAAGAATCTTGACCATTGATTCTTTGTTCAATTTACCTTTGAACTCGTTGATAAAGTCTGTATCTGAAATATTTCTTCGGCCAATTAAGAATAAATCGGCATTCCCTTTTGAATCTTTCTTAGCTCCAATCTGATATACAGGAATTGTAGTTGTATATACACGTCCACTAGCCTGTTCTTTGCAAGCTCTGTAGTCTGTTACGACTTCGTAATATACATCTTTAACAGTTTCTTCCTTCTTTGTTTTTTCATTGGCAACAGTTTTTACGATTTCTACTTTTCTGTATCTGTTCTCAAAGAAAGAAGTTGGAACTGCAATTGCATTGGCTTTTGTTTCCAAATACCCTAATCCATCAGGTCGCATAGGTCTTTCACCAAATTCAACCTCTTTGCCTTGGATTTTCTCTTTTACCAATCCAATTTTGTTGATTCTCTGTGCATCTTCAAATGAATATAACGGAGTCCCATTCAAACTTCCTAGGGGTGTTACCTCATTTTCAGATAAGATACTTTTTAAAATATCCATTTCCATTTTATTTTCTCCTCTCGCTATAGCGTTTTCTCGATAGAATCCATCATTCTAGTAACTGATTCCATCATGTAATTCTTTGTGCTCTTGTCTAACGCTTCTGCTCCGTTGACAATAGCACCTACGATTTGAGTAACTGACAAGGCCAATTTATATGTCTTTGCAGACTTGTCTTGTTGTTCTTTCAATTCGTATTTATCAAAATAAACCTTTGGCACACCTAATTTCTCACTTAACATAGGAGAAATCTGAGTGGCGAACCTTTCTCGCATTGGTACGATTGTATTTGTCATGGCATTATCTATGATTCTTTCCATAGATACGTTTCCTGATACATCCCCTAAACCGATCAATTCAGGAGTAAGACCGAAACACTGACAAATAATAGAACCTTCCTTCATTTGAAGGTATTCTAAGAACTCCGTACCTTTTGTAACACGAGGCAAGTGATCCATTTTATCAAAAATAGAGCTTGCAAGGATTACATTGTCTGATTTTGAATTTCTGATTTCCTGACCTAGACGTTTAGCTTCAATTCTTGCTTTGTCGGCTCTGTCTGCTTTAGAACTTGATGATTCGTCTAAAACTTGGGAAGCCGATAAATCAATCGTATCTCCCTTGGCAAATCCATCTTTTAGCCAAAAAATCAAACGTCCAGGGCCATCATACTGAATATCGTAGTTCAAACGCTCGTAAACCGCACCTAATAGCTTTAGACGTTGTTTATCACGCAATAAACAAGATACTCCGTTCTCATGGTCTGTTCCGTTTCTTAAATTGCAGAAATTATCAGGGATTTCTACAATGATTGTTCCGTCTTTGGACATTAATTTGCCTGTTTGAAGGAATAACGCTTCGTCAAAGTCGATTTCCTTTGTTCCTAATGAGATAGGTTCTTTATCGTCTGCCGACATAGCATAACAGATAGGAACTCTAAAGCCTTTATATTCATCATCTTCACGCATGATAGAAACATAATTACGATAATTCTCTGTAACAATTCCTTTATCTTCGTCTAGCCAACGAATACCGCATTTTCCGTACAATAACGACTGCGTAATAGCATTTTGAAGTACAGAATAGTTCGTAACACCTTGTACATTGCGTCTATAAAGGAATGGCATAAGAACATTCTTGTCTAAATTCTCATCACCCGTTGTGATTCCATTTGAGAATATAAAGTCAATAACCTTACCGATAACATATGGTAGCGTTGGTAGATTGTCTATCATCCAATCAATCTCATCAAACTGATTCTTAAAGTTTGTCTTTATAAATCCGTTTATGCAGTCTGAATTGCAGTTCAACATAGCTTCCATTACCTTTTCGGCTTCGGTTTCTGCATTAGAACTGTGAATATTGTGCGAAATGTTAGGTGACACATAGGTATTGGATGCTAGTTTAACTCTATCCTTTTGTCTTTTCTTTGTTCTTCGACTCAAATTAGCACCTCCTAATCGTTCTCTGCATACGCAAGTATTTCACTGCTTAGATTATACATTAAACAACTGCGGACAGAAAGTACCGAGGAATCTAGGGCATCAGGGGAGTGTCCTAAGCGTTGTTTTATTTCCTCTTTAGGAATAATGGCTATCTTCTTATTGTTCTTCGATACAGTCCTTGTAGCAAGCAATTCAGGCTTCAATCTTTTGGCAACTTCCGTTGTGAAAGTCAATTTCTTACTGTCCATTAGCTGCTGAAAGTCTAAATACATTTCCGCTCTTAGATTAAATGCATATACCGCACTGTAATGTCTTGCCTTGATACGTGTTTTTGTTGGCCCTCCTTGGAAATTGACACCCTCAAGGATAAATCCTAGCTTATCCGAGTATTTTGACAATCCTTCGGTCAACCAAGTACCGAAACCAACGTCAACGCAAACATATTTGATGTTTAATGTCTCAATAATCTTAACAATCTTGGTAATAATCTTCTCAGATGTGACTCCTTGCACCCAAATACCCTCTTTAAGATTGTAAATCGTCTCGATTTTGCAGTTTCCGTATCTGTTTTGAGAGCATAAAGCAACATCTATACCATCTTTTCCTGTATAAGCCGAGTCAATACCTAGGAAAAAACGCTTTTTATAAGAATTATCGGCTTTATCGTCGTCTAAAGTCATGGTTTTAAACATACTTTCGTCTGAAAATTCCTCTAATTCGCACACTAAATAGCGTTGGCAAGTGCTTCTATTCTTGTAAAAATGAGAATTTAGAATCTGAGATGCACTTTTCATACGATCTTCTTCGTATGCAGTACGTACATCCATCCAAACAACCAATGTTCCTTCGGGGTATTTGTCGTTTGTCATGCAATCGTAGAACTCTCCTCGTTTGTGGGGGTTGGAAATAGCAATCTCAAGCTCTTTTGAACCGTCAACACTTGAAAATTCCCTTCGTCCTATCTCGGCATACGCATCTTCACTGACTTGGGCCGCTTCGTCAATAATATAATCTCCACCCTTACCGATAGCGTTGTTGTTTTTCTTCGGGTCTACACTGTTTCCACCTAATGTAACGATTTCTACACATCCTCCACCTTTGAACGAAATCTTAGTTTTGGAAGTAGAGGTCTGTAATTTTTCAATCTTGTTTCCTGAATCTAATACAGAACTCTGAATAGACTCGTCTGCATTTTGTAAATGTCCGATAACTTTGGACATGATGATAGTAGCGGTTTCTCCTGTTGCGGCCGCAATTCGTACTTGATGTCCTTTATACGCACGATAAATAGCAATCATTCCTAAAGTCCAGCTTTTGCCATACTGAGAAGTAGTAATTGCATAGATTGTATCGTATCCCTCTACAACCGCACCGAACAACATAGCTTGCGTAAAGTGAAGATTGACTTGAAAATATGTCAAAGCCTCTCTTGCACCGATAACCGCAAGTCTAAAAGCTTCTTGTCTAGAAATATTTAGTCGTTTGTAATGTTCGGGGATATATCCTCTCGTCCAATTCTTTAATTTATACTTCGGGGTAGCTCCCTTCAACAATCTAACGACTTCTTCTTGGCTCTTATTAATAGCTTTAGCTTCTTTTAAGTCCTCTACATCCTTAAAATACTGTTCCGTAACACTAAGAGTCTGTTTCTTCACTGTTATCGTCCTCCTCGTGTTCTATTACCTCGGCATCTAAAAATTCACTTCCCATGTTGATTCCTAATATATCGTTGATTCTTTCCTCTGCAATCGCTCTTTTCTGTTCAACAGTAATATTATTTACGCTTCCAACATTTAAAATATTGCTCTTTCCAATTCCATCCATTCTATTTAGCTCTTTTAAACATCCTAATCTGTCTTTCATGTCCTTTTCTTCGTCTTGAATGTTATCACTAAGCCATTGTCTACGCTGCTCTACTGTCATAACACTCCTTTGATCTCTCTTTTTTACCCTCTCATGTATGACATTCCTAAATAAAGGACTGTTTAATATCTTATATCCCTTGTTATAAGCGCTCTTATCGCTTAAATCAGGACGAATCTTTTGCATGGACTTCGTAATATTCCCACTCTTTGAATACTCGTCAAAGAACCTTTTAGCTTCATCCTCACGCTTTAATTCTGAAACACTCTTTGCCCTTGGCATACTCTCATCCTCTCTTTCTCTACCTCCCTACATTATAAATGATTTCTTTGTAGACGTTTTTACCCCTCATCTACCCCTCGTCTACTACTCGCTTACCCCTCGCAAAAATACATGAACTCATTTTTTTCAAAACTCGAATTTTCGTTTTCCAAAAAGTTTTATCTAAAAAAGGGGGGTGGTTTGTGTTAGCAATTATTTGTGTTAGCACTCTCTTGTGTATAGTGCTAGGTGTAAAAAATGTGGTTTGGTCGAGAGGGAAGGCATGGGGTGTGTATGGTCGTAAATTCCTGTTGCGTTTTTCAAATCATGACCCCAAACACATATATATTTATGTCTTTATTTCATAAACAATTTATTTCAAGATCATGTAAATAGTTATAATCATTTAGTTATAATCATTTATGGAATAAGAAGAAAAAAAGAGAAGAAAAAAAAGCTAGTTAAACACTTAAAGTTTTAACTAGCATAACAAATAAATGATAATAAATAATGCAACAAATAATAATATAATCCAAATACAATATTTAAATATAAACGCAAGAAGTAATATAAATACAAGTATAGTTGTTAATTGATCAATCATTTAGCAGCCTTTCAAATTCATTTAATTTATTAATATAATAATTCATTCTCTTTTTTTCTTTTTTAGTTTTAAAACAATCATTATTATATAATTCTATCCAACTATTTAAGCCTTTTTTATAATATCTTAAGAGTTGTTCGAACATGAAATTTTTAGAGTATGAATTAAAAGTTCTATGATCATTTTCAATGAATCGAAATGTAATACAATTGCCATACGGATATATCGTACATGAATATATATATCCCTTATTGAATGCGCCTTTTTCGTTAGTTCGTATGGTTTGACAACTCAAACCGACTATGCAATTACATAGATTTTTAATGTCTTTCATGTATATTTTAGTCATTTTTCTTTTTACTCCATTTCTTTTAGTTCATCATACATACTACAAGTAATATAAATACCATTTCTAATACAATTATATAAACGTTCCATGACTCTATTATTAATTAATTCATGTAGATTATATAGCGTAACGAGTCTAACTGCTGGGCCTATGTCGTCAAGCTTTAAGCGCTCGTTTATAACTTCTTTTATTAGATCAAATTCTTGTCTAGTCATTACATACACCCCTTTATTTATATATTAATGGCATAACTATGTTTGATAGGCCTAGAAAAAGGCCCATAATTAACAAGTCAAAACATATATAGAAGTAGAATTTTAGAAGTGCTAACAATAGCACTTGAAAGTTGTTTAACTTGTCTAACTGCTTGCGTGTTACCATTGTCAGCACCTACCAATCAATTTTAATGTTTGTTAAAACATAATTCCAGCTAGTTCCGTAGTGTGTTACACCCCAAAGATACATATCAAGTGTTTCATTATAATAAACAATTTCATTAATATCTTTTAATAATCTAGAACCAAAGTCATCAACGATAAACCATTGAAATACTTCTGGACCGTCGTCTTGTTCGCTTTCAAGCTCTTCTATTTGATCATTTATTTCATCTATTTCATTTTCAATAATTTGCGATGGGTTATTTTCGTTTTCTTCTTCTAACTCATCCCTTTTTTCTTCCAACTCTTCTATCTCGTCCGTGTTGTCGATAATGCCGCTTACTTGCTCCCAATATCCAATGTCATATGTCAATGACATAATGTCATTATTCAATACCGCATCAAAAGCCTTTGCTAGTGTAGCATAGTCAACATAACCATGTTCAATTCCATAATCACTAATAGCATTCCCATAATAATATTTTTGTTGTTTTTCCATTTTCTTTTTAGCCCCAAACTGATATAATTAGGACGTATATATATTTATTGGGGCTTAACCTCCATATACTATATTTATATATATACGTTTTTTGAATTGCATGATCGTGTAAGCTGCTAAACTTTATAACACGATCGTGCTTTTTTATGCCTTTTTTGGATGTCACCCCTTTTCTTTACACTGTTATTATACCATGTTACCATTACATTTACAACCTTTTTTTTCACTTTTTGTTCACGAATCGTGAATATAATAGCGGATATTTTCGTACTACACCGTGTTTTTGTCTACAATTCGTGAACAATTTACAAAATACAAAATATACAAAATACAAAATTTTTCACCGATTACAAAATACAAAATACAAAATTTATTTTATTTCTTGACAAAATTTTCTTTTTGGAACACTTAAAATGCCCTTTATTTAAAGGAATTCTTTATTTTTTTGTGAACAAATGATTAATTCAGCAAATAAGACAATAAAAAAACCCATCAAACTTCATTAGAACTTGATAGGTAAATAATAATAGTGAATATAGTATATATATCTTCTTCTTATAGGATGTGAAGGAGTCCGTGGAGGCGGTTCTCCTTCTTTTTCTTCTTTCCCCCGAAGTCAAAACCCCTCTTTATCTCCCCCGAACCTCTTTCCTATTATATATATGCCGAGGGACTTAGATATATCGCTTTTTCATAGATCAATCGTTTTAAAATATGCAGAATACGTATAATATAGGCTCTGTGTGCTCAAAACAGAACCTTAAACCATACAATCGACAAGATATAGAATTAATAAAGAATTTCTAAAGGAGTAAGAAATGAATTATCTGCCTATTCATTTCAAAGTAGTAGTATATGACTACGTGATGACAATTTATGAACCAACCTAAACAATCGTGTGTAAACATTAGTATAAACATTTTGGAACTTATCGTGTTTATTACGCATATTTGACTGTATGGACGTTTCTATATCTCTGAATTTACTTGTTTTTCTTCTTTTCCCCCGACATCTGTTGTGATATACGTGCACATTTCACGCAATTTCTGTTGCGATTGTATCTGCTACTGCGAATTGGGGGCGTTGTTGCGAATGGGGTGGCACTAAACT